TTACTTAGACGAATCTATTTTTTTAAAAAAGTCTAGTGAAACAGCGTTTTCCTCTTCAAACTCAAAATTCTTATCTTTGGCTAGTTTCAATAGGGAATGGATAGCATTTTCCCGGATCTTTTTAAATTCTGGGACTACTTGTGCCATATTGTCTTTTTGCTTTTGGGTCAAGTTCAAATTATCATCAACGAGTTTTCCTCCTGCATGATCAAGTTCTAAATACAAGTATGTTAACATTCCAGAAACACTAAAATCATAAGTCTCTACTCTTAATAGTACATATTCAGATACAACATATATTGCTTGATTAACTTTGTCATTGAGTGATTTATAATCAGACTCATTACTAAAAATATAATCTATAAGCGGGTTGTTATCAATACAGTCTTCTAGGTACTCATTTATTTTTTCATAAGAATATCCCCCCTTGTCTTCTGATATGCCAATATTCAAGTTTTGGCTCTTCATTTTTGAAATGGCGCCATCTTTTATAAGAGAATGAACATCTTTAGTTCCATTTAAATAGAGAGGTGGCACTTTAAAAATTTCTGATAGCGTTACTAACACACTTTTTTTAGGATTTCTTTCGCCACGTTCATATTTGCTTAATAAATCTGGAGATATTCTTAAATCTGATAGTTTAAATAACATTTCTGAGAGTTCAGCCAAGGTTAGGCTATTTTCCTTGCGTAGTTTTCTAAGCCTGTTTTTCATATGTTATCACCTCTAAAAGAAGTATAAGCCATTAACAAGATTGAAACAAGACAAAAAGTATTTTTAACTATTGACAAGACAAAATGTATAATATATGATGAACTCGTTGGTAAGACAAAAAGTATTGTTAAAGGAGACGAAATAGAATGAAGAAAGAATTGCCACGTTATATGACATATAAGCAAGCTATGGACTGCTTAAATATCAAGTCATACAACACGCTTTACAAATATATTAAGCAGGGTTTACGAGTAGTTGCAATCAACGGTACAAAACGTATTGACCAACTAGACGCTGATAAGTTCATGGAAGCACATAAAATTTAATTGTACCGTGCGGGGGCAGAATAAATTTAAGGGAGGTGATTTTATGATAGCAACAGCAATCTTATGGGCAATCAAGTTTATGATTGTGTCGTTTGTTGGCAACGTGGTGGTTAAGTTAATCAAGAACCCGCGTCGTTATTTTGGAATGTGAGGTCAGTCGCATGGGAAAGCATACAAAAAAGACCTACTTTACTTTGGCGAGTAGTAGGTCTAAGAGATAATCAAAAATATGCTTTCCCTTATTTTAACACGAATAAGGAGAATGGAAAATGACAAATAGTGAATTAGTGGAACAATCTGAAAAATTAGAAACGGCGTGGGAATCATTGAAAGTAAGTATTGATAATTTATCAATGGCAATGACTGTTACGAAATATGATAGTGATTGGTGTGACTATTTCTTTAAGAGCCAGCAATCAAGCAACCTTGAAAATAATCTATTGAATATTGCTAGTGTGATGTTAGAAGTTAGCAATGCCATTTGTCCCGAAGATTAGGCGGTGTTGAAAAATGAAAGAGTTCGCAACGCTTGATAAAGCCATTGAGCTGGCCCAACAAGGCTATGCGGTTTACCCACTGATTAAGAATACGAAAAAGCCACCTAAAGGGGTGGCCGGCTACCAAGCCGCAACTAGTGACCAGAACACCATCTTAGCATGGTTCGAAAAGCACCCAACTTACAACTTAGGCTTGCGGCTAGATTTATCGGATTTATTAGTTGTTGACATTGATATGCACGAGCCAACTAAAAATGGTCGGACTAGCTTGGTACAACTATTTAAGCAAGGGCTGACATTGCCGAAAGATACTTACATTGAACGGACGGCTAACGGCGGCGTCCATTACTTTTTTAAATACGTGGGTGCTAAGGTTCGCAAAATTGACGTTTGGCCCGGAATTGACTTGCTAAGTGACTTCACGGTGATTGCACCAAGTGAGATTAACGGCAAAGTGTATGAACCCTTAGGTGGCCGAACGTTGGCTGATATTAAGCCGGCTCCTCAATGGCTAGTTGATAAGTTGACGGGGCAAAAAGTGAACTGGCCGTCAGAACGCGCCTATGCCACACGCCAAAAGAAGTATACCGGTCGCTTGTTAGATGAAATGGTAACTGGGACAACCCAAGGTAATCGCAATGCTTGGTTAACTAAAATTGCCGGTCGTATGTTTGGCGTCGGTGCTGATCCCAAGACAGTCTATAACATGCTGTCAGTGATCAATGATTCGTTCGTTGATCCGGCACTACCAAGCAAGGAAGTTAATGTGATTTTTCAATCCATTTTAAAACGAGAGAGTAAGGGGGTTCATTAATGGGCAAAGCAATGGATTTACCAGCAGAGACCCGAGAAGCGGCCAATAATGTTATCAAAATGCAACGTGACGCTGATTGGCAGAATGATTTCAAAAAAAATTCGGACGATGGGATCAAAACACAGTCTCTTTACAATATCCGTTTAATTATGGAACATGACGAAATGTTGAAAGGACTAGTTGTCTTTGACGAGTTCTCGGAACAAATTGTCAAAACACCACAAGCAGACAACTCACTGTTCAAAAAAGGTTTTTGGAATGATAGTGATGACACGTTATTGAGAAGTTATATTGAAGATCATTACAACTTGTTATTCAGCAAGGAAAACATTACCGACGCGGTAGTTACAGAAGCACGCCGCAAGACAATCAATCCGGTTAAGGCTCGTATTGAAGCGGTAGAATGAGACGGCCAGCCACGTGCTGAACGTTATTTCATTGATTACTTAGGTGCCGAAGATAATCACTACACCCGCACCATCACTAAGAAATGGCTAACTGGTCTTATTGCCCGGGCCTATGTTCCCGGAGTTAAGTTTGAAATTGTCCCTATCTTAGAGGGAAGCCAAGGACTTGGCAAGAGTACGGCTGGTAAGAATCTATACCCAGATAAATTCAATGATTCGTTGAAAGGAATGGGGAAGCAGAAAGACGATTATCAACAGTTACAAGGTAGTTGGATTATTGAAGTTGCCGAGCTTTCCGCCATGAAAAAAACGGACGTTGAGGGAATTAAAAATTTTATTAGTGCACAATCCGACACATATCGGAATAGTTACGGCCGCTATGCGTTGCCACACCCGCGTAAATGCGTATTTATTGGCACGACTAACCAAACCGACTATTTAAAGGACGCGACCGGTGAACGGCGCTTCTATCCAATTAAATGTGGGGTCAACAAGGCTAAGCTAGATGTATGGCACCCGGACGAGAATTACATGCTTCAAGTATTGGCGGAGGCCATGTGCTGGTTTAGGAATGGTGAACTGCTATATCTGGATCAGGCCACTGTGAAAGAGGCTAAGGCGTATCAGATGGCTGCGGAAGCTGTCGACCCTATGCGAGATGCCATCGAAGCGTTTTTAGCAATGGAAGTTCCCACAGATTGGGGAAAAATGAGTACCAGCTTAAAACAAAGCTATGTTAGTGACTACGGTCAGCAATCTAAGTGGTTACAAGATCAAGTTAGTAATAAACGGAAACTACTCAATCAAACAACAACTCGGGAAATTATGGAAGTTGTCTTCCATAAAACAGTTGATCGTTATTTAACCGGGCGAACAAACTCGGAAGCTAAGCGAATTAAGTTGTTAATGGACAATATGGACGGTTGGAAAAGTCAACGAATTAGAATGAATGGCCAACGTCTACATGGGTATATGCGCGAAGTTTAATCAGAAATTTACCAAGTGGACCACGTTGGACCACCTAATGGACCACGTCAGGGTGTCTTTGAAGTGCTGATATATCAACGTTTGGACCACCGGACCACGTGGACCACGTTAAAAAAAACATTTCCAGTTCTAGGAGGAAACACGTATGAAATGGCAAGAAATGCAATTATTGAGAGACACAAAATATAGCAGTTCAGAAAATCTCAAAAAATTTGAAGACGTATTTAAGTTTGATAAATGTGCCGTGTATGAACGCCCACATAGTCTTGAAAAACTACTAGCAGGTGATCGTTCATACAATGCGGGTAATAAGTATGACACACCACCTTACCTTGGAGATTGGTTGGATCATGCCGAATTGCAAAAGGTAAGTGGAACTACACGAATTGTTGCAATTGCTCATGATTATGGGCCGGCCGATAGCGTTCATAGCAAAATAGCGGAGCACGTCTTGTCGCTTGATTTAGTGGGCGTGATATTTGATAGCAAAGTAGATTGGTATTATCCCGGCCAGTCTTCACTAGTAATGATTATGAGCAGGGAAACATATAACTACTATTACTATGACCTGTTGGCAAATCATCATGTTGTTGATGTAGTTAAGAAGCAATATTTTAGAGAATAAAAGGAGTTTAAATAATGAAAATTAAGATGGTACATGCTGACAATATGGAGGAGTTATTTGCGCAAGTTTCGGAAGTCGACAAAGCACAAGATATTGATGACGAACTGTTAGATGTAGAATTTGATTTTATTAAGGTGAGCGATTCAAAAGTGATCTATTGTGAAGCATTGGTTTATAGGACTGGTGATGACGATGAAGAACTATAATCTAAGTCGACTAAATAAGCGGGTACAGTTTGGCACCGTCAAGTCAGTTGAAAATCCAATAAACGGCACAACCAAGCAACAATTCGTGCCACTGTTCACTGTCTGGTGTGGTGAGTATACGTTGACCATCAGTAACACGATTAGCCTTACTGGTACGACTGCGACAACTAACCAGCTAATTGTGGTGCGCCATGACGATCGGATCACAACGACCTTGGAAGCAATACTAGATGGGGTTACGTATCGCGTTGCTGGTGTCAGTTCTGATAGCGAGATGAATGCTTATGACGTGGTCACACTAACCAAGGTCAACGGTCATGGCTAAGCCAATGAAGCAATGCGAGCACCCGGGTTGTCGGACGCTAGTTGCCTATGATACACGCTACTGTGAGAAGCACCACAAGGCGACTAACAAGTGGCGGTATCACAAACGCATGTATGATTCTGACGAGAGCAAGTATCAACAGTTCTACAAGTCGTCAGCGTGGCGCAAGTTGTCACGGCGGTTCCTTGAAAGCAATCCGGTATGCGTACAGTGCTACCAAGATGGGGTGATCCGTAAAGCCGATGTGGTCGACCACGTTATTGAAATCAAAGACGACTGGTCACGTCGCTTAGATGAAAGTAACCTACAACCATTGTGTTACCGACATCATAACCGGAAGACCAGACTGGCTAGAGAACAACGGGAACAACCAACTAAATAACCAATGAGTGTCGTGCTGAAAGGTGCGGCGCTTTTTAGTTGAGCGGAGTTTTCCGCTGAGTGAACCAGACTGGCTAAGTTTAACTTAGGCAATAGATCTGCGCAATACTGCGCTGAACTTTCAGCCGAGCTACTGAGTCGAAATTTTCGACCGAGTTAACCAACCCGCATTTTGCGTCTAAGTTGCCCAACTTGGCAATTGACTGCGACGAGTTTTCGGCTGAGTTGGACAGCAAAGATGTTTCCTCACAAGTGCGGAATACTGCCCTGAATTTTCGGGTGAGTTAGTGAGTAGAAATTTTCGACTTGCAATTCAAGTTGGCGGCTTAATTTTCGGCCACGAGACTAATTCAAAACGGCATGACAGCCCAGAAACGTTGATATGGGGGGCTATGGCCGACCCGAGAGGAGCGACAGACGGACTTTTGGGTTTATAAAAGTCCCTTTTGAACTTTGATTTTTTGCTGATTTTGCTGGATTGTGAAATATCCCTACTAATAATGCGAAATTTGAACAAATAAACAGTCAGGGGGTGATGTGTAAATATAAACATGTTATTAATTTCACTTTCTCGGAATATGTGCGATAATATAGGTATAATAAACGAATTCTGGATATATGTATCAATCAGCCGCTATGGGTCTAACCCGTGGGGGCTTTTTGGTACGTAAATTTAAACGAAAGGAGTGCTCCGAATGAGCCAAAAAGTAAAAGCCTTAGCCAGTATGAAGAAACATTTAACCAATGATGAGCGTGATCAACGTAAAGACGCTGAAAGGGCCTTGTTTGATTATCCGGTGCTTGATTTAACCCCGCCAGATTGGTTACATGATCGGGCCTTAACTGAATGGCAACGGGTAGCGCCTTATTTAAAGGCCAATACCCCAATTAGTGAACTTGACCGGGCCATGTTAGCCAGTTATTGCCGCGCTTATGCAACGGTACAGACTTGTGAGAATGATATTCGTAAGAACGGACTGGTACAAACTAATCAAGATACTGGTGTACGTAAGCCGAACCCTTACGTGGCCTTGCAGTCACAAGCGATGAAAGATTTAAAAGCCTTAGCCAATGATTTAGGCATGTCGCTATCGAGCCGGGCCCGCATGGAATTAAACAAGCAGAAAGATGAGACACCCGAAGATACTTTCGAGGCGATGTTGTCATGATTGAATATGTTGACCAAGTTTTATCGGGCCAAGTGTTGGCTGGTCAAAAGATTAAATGGGCGTGCGAGCGATTTAAACGCGATTTAAGCCGTTCTAAAGAAGACAGCTTCCCGTTCTACTATGACGAAGACAAAGCGGCACAGGCGGTTAAATTTATCGAATTAATGCCTAAGACTGACGGTAGCAAACTCACCATGCAACCCTTTCAAAAATGGATTATCAGTGAGCTGTATGGCTGGCGTGAAAAAGCAACCGGTAATCGGCGCTATGATCGAGCATTCATTAGTATGGCTCGGAAGAACGGTAAAACCTATCTGGCTTCTGGTATGGCCGCTAATGGGCTTTTAAGAGAACGTCAGCCCGCCCGTAACCGACAGGTATTATTCGTCAGCAACGCCCTTAAACAAGCTAAATTAGGCTACGACATGCTATCAAGTGGGCTACGACAAGTCCGTAAGCAATCAAAGTACATGCGGCAACGGATTAAGGTACAGAAACAAGCCATTACCGACCTAGAAACTGATTCGCAAGCCCTAGCCCTTGCCAGTGATACCAGTACGCTTGATGGTTATGCCGGGACTACCGTTATTTTAGATGAATGGCACGAAGCTAAAGACCGCAAGGTGTACAACGTTTTAAAGTCTGGTCAGGCGCAAGAGGATAATTCCCTGCTGGCGGTGATTTCCACCTCGGGTCTTAACCTTAACGTTCCAATGCACGCCGAATATGACATGCTGACGGACGTTTTAAAGGGCAAAACCGAAGCTGACCGTTATTTTGTGGCAATCTGGGAACTGGACGACCGCGAAGAAGTTTACGATCAAGCCAACTGGATCAAGGCTAACCCGTTATTCAGTGAACCACACGTTAAACAACGCATGACGGAAAAGATTCAGGCCGATGTTGACCTTGCCATTAAACAAAATAATCTCATTCCGGTACTGGTTAAGAACTTCAATATGTGGTTGCAAGCCAGTGAGGACAGCTATATTTCAGCCGACGATTGGGCCGCTGGTAAATTGGCCAAGGTACCCGACTTACATAATCGTGACGCCTATATTGGCATTGATTTATCAAAAAGTAATGACTTGACCGCGGTTAGTTGGTTGATACCAATTGGCAATGGTCAGTTTTATTGTGATAGTCATTCGTTTGTGGGCACTAAGTACGGCCTTGATTCTAAGATTAAACGTGATGGGATTGATTACCGGTCAATGGAGCGCGCTGGTGAGTGTAGTATTACTCGATTAGATAGTGGCATTATTGATTATGACGAGCTATTTGATTTTGTACAAAAACTAGTCGGAAAATACAACTGGAAAGTGAAAGCCGTCGCGTATGACCCATATAACGCGCAAACGTTAATTACAAAATTCGAGAAATCAAGCTACCCACTGTTTGAAGTGCGACAAGGCACCAAGACTTTGAATATTCCAACCCGCAATTTTCGTGATCAGCTTTACGATGACAAGATTAAACATAACGGTAACAAGATTCTCGCTTATGCGGTCAATAACGCCATCTTGAAAGTGCTAAACAATGGTTGGCAACTAGATAAAGCCCGCAATAGTAACCGGATTGACCCGATTGCGGCGTTGATTAACGCGTTTGTAGCGGGTATGGACTATTACCAAGAAAGTGAGGATCAACAACATGCAGAAGATTACTACAAAACAGCGACTGCGGCAGATTTGTTCTGATTATGTACAAACGATCTTGTTGGTGATTGGCTTAATCTGCTTAGTGACTGGTTTTGGCTGCTGGATCAGTTGGCAAGCGGGGTTAATATTGGCTGGCATAGCCATGATTTTGTTGGCCTTGCTAATTAATTATGAAAAGCAAAGAGGTGATTAAATGAGTTTCTTCGTTAAAAGCAGTACCACCAGCGGCACGCATGATCCGGTAGCTGACGCCTTGGTTAGTTTATCAAGCAATGACCCGTATACGTTTGTGAGTGCGGCGGTGTTGCGTAATAGTGACATTTACGCGGCAATTAACATTATTGCGAGCGACATTGCCAGCAATCCGATTGTTTGCGATACGGCCATTTTTAACACGATGATTAATCAGACCCCCAATAGCCAAATGGACGGCTACCATTTCAAATATGCGTTGGCGGCCAACCTGTTACTCAATGGCAATAGTTTTGCGGAGATTTTGCCTAACCATACGTTGAAATTGATTGCCAATAACCAATTGACAGTTGAACAAGATGACGTCAGTGGGGCGTTAACCTACACCTATACCCCGATTGGTGGTAACAGTCGTCAGATCGCGCCTAACAACATTTTACATTTCAAATATTTCACCAAAGACGGCGTATCGGGAATTAGTCCTCTATATGCCCTCAAAGATGAGCGCCAGATTCAGTCGGCCGGCAATAAATTGCTAACCGGCTTTTTTACTGCTGGTGTGCACGGCACCACGATTATTAAAGTCCATCAATCTGATTTAGGACCGGAAGCTAAGGGCAATATTCGCAACCAGTTTGATGAAGCCAATACGGGTGACAACGCGATCAACACGATTGTGACTGACGATACGATGGACATTAGCAACTTATCCTTAAATACCGATGTATTAAAGCTGGTCAATTCGAATGACTGGACGACCCGACAAATTGCTAAAGCCTTTGGCTTACCACCGGAGCGCTTAGGGGTTGAAAATGATCATTCTAACCAAGAGCAAAGTGGCGTGCAGTATCTGCAAGGCACGTTGCAACATTACTTTGATAGCTTTACCAGCGAGCTATCATTTAAGCTTGGTCATGACTTCACGTTTAATACGGACAAGCTATTGAGCCTTGACCCCCAGACCCAGCAAGCCCAAGCCGTAGCGGGTTATACGGGCGGCATTATGAGCCGCAATGAAGCCCGTGCCAAGATTGGCTTACCCCCAACTGACAATGGCGATATTTTCTTAAACTTACAAAAGAATGGAGTGACTAATTTATGAAACAAGACCGACGGTTAACGATTGACGCCGAGTTGCGAGCACAAACACCACAGCCAGAAACACTGGTAGACGGGCCAGCTGAAAATTCAGCAGACCCGCAACCTAAAGACTCACAGATATCTAAGGGCAAAACAATTAGCGGTTATGCGATTGTATGGAATTCACCAAGCAAAGATTTAGGCGGTTTCACCGAAATTGTAACCCCCAAGGCCCTTGATGGTGTCGATTTATCAAACGTTCTTATGCTTAATAACCACGACTATACCCAAGTGTTAGCCAGTGTCAAGGCGGGCACGTTAACGCTAGAAACGGACGATAAGGGGCTACATTTCATTGCGCAACTACCAAATACGTCTTTTGCTAATGATGTATACGAAGAAGTTCAAAGTGGGAACGTTGATTCCTGTTCATTTGGATTTGATAGTGACGACAACACCGATGAATGGGCTAAAGATGATGATGGCAATATCACCCGAACCATTAATCAAGTTAAGAGCTTGTTCGATGTTTCAGTGGTTGCTGTTCCCGCTTATGACGATACCAATGTTCAAGTTGATACCCGTAGCTATGAAAAATTTATTAACCAAGAAAAGGAGCCTGATAACATGGCAAAACAAACAATTATTGATCCCAATAACAACGACAATGGCAACGAAAACAAAACTGGTATTCCCGCCTTTGAACAATATGTCCGGACGCACGGGGAAACTCGGGACGGTTTAAAGACGGACGGTGCCAGTGCCGTTATTCCTAAGGAACTGATTACCCCTGTTTTCCAATTAAAGCAATCTAAGTACAACCTTGCCCAATATGCAACGGTTAAGCAAGTTTCTAGCGGTTCCGGGACTTATCCAATTGCCACTAGTCAACAATCTGCGGTGCTGGCTACTAAGAACGAACTAGCGGACATTGCCGACGTTGACGCAAACATGTTTACGGAAGTGCCGTTTGATGTGAAGACCCGGGCGGGTAAAATTGCCTTATCTAACGAAGTAGTGGAAGACGCCGAAGTTGATATTGTCAGTGAAGTCAAAACGCAATTACAACAATTGGTTGATAACACGGACAACACGCAGATCATGGGACTGTTAACGGGTAGTAGCTTTGCTAAAGCAACGGCCACCAGTATTGATGATCTTAAAAAGATTTTCAACGTGACGTTAGATCCCGCCTTGAGCAAGATGTGGCTAGTGAACCAATCCGGGTTTAATTACCTTGATACACTCAAGGACACCGAGGGCCGTTACTTATTACAGCCTAATCCAACAGCACCCAGTGGTTTCACCTTATTAGGGGCACCAGTCGTCATGATCAGTGATAAATTACTGGCTAACAACGCGGACGGGACGTTCCCAATGATTGCGGGGGACTTATCACAAGCGGTGGCTGTTTTCCGGCGTAACCAAGTAACTGCCCAATGGGACAAGTTCGACCAGTTCAGCCAAGGTCTTTCCGTAATTGTGCGGAATGATTATGAAGTGATTGATAAAACCGCTGTAATCAACGTGGCGTTAGGAACTGCGACTGCTGGTAAATAGGAAGACAAAATGAGTGGGATTTCAAGCAACAAGTGATAGTATGATGATAACGCTTATCAGATTTTAATAGAGCGTGCAGCTATAATTTTAGGAGTGATTCCATGAAGAACACATTTATCCTTGCATACAGTGGTATTATCATCACGTATGTATTCGCCGCATATGTTGCTTTTAAAGTGTTTGAGGTAATCTATTATGCTATGACTTGGTAATAAAAAGGCCGTGACTTCAAGGTCACGGCCTTTTATGATAAATATGTGTTTTGGAAACTGCTCGGGCTGGGATCGAACCAGCGACCTCTTGATTAACAGTCAATTATTCTACCGCTGAACTACCGAGCAATGAGTACTCTATACTTATACCATATAATTTTATGAGAGTAAAGTTAAACTTATGAGGAAGTGATTAGTTGTCAGTGACTGTAGACGACATTAAACTAAGCCTGCGAATCGATGTAACCGAAGATGATCCAATGATTCAAAGCTATTTAGACGCCGCTAAGGACTACGTGCAGACGGCCGTTAGCAAGAATGAAGATCTGACTGTCTATAAACAGTACGATTTTGCGGTGTCCTTGCTGACACAATTCTGGTATCAAAACAGAGTAACTGATATGACAAAGACACCGTATCAAGTTGTCAGTATGATTCAACAACTGCGTGGAAAAATTGAAGCTTAGGATTGACATATGAAATGATTGGTACTAAAATTAATGTTGTAATTTGTCCTAATATTACTTTCCCGTAATAACGGCGATTATCATATCCTATAGTGAGAGGCTCTTCCCCCGAGCCTCTTTTTTATACATATATCTGGGATCAGAAAGTGTGATTCCGATGCGTCAAGATGTTAAGAAAATTCGTAATTTATTAAAGCAATATGCCAAACTAAAACGTGATTTGACGGCTTTTAATCAAGTTTCCAGCCCCTCATTCGATGGAGTGTCAAGCCATAGCAGCCGAAACGGCGCTGAAAGCCGCCTGATAAACCATGTTGACCTGTCTTACCAGCTAAAAGAAGTCGAAGACGCCCTAAATGCAATTGATGATCCACAATATCAATTTATTTTACATGATTACGTTATTGAGAAGCATTTCACCCGCAATGAAGCTTGTAACCAATTATCGGTTAGTGTTAGCAAGTTTAATTATATGAAGAATGAAGCATTACACGCTTTTGCAAAATTTTACAGTGATCTAACGGTTTGAATGCTACTATAGCCAAACTTCAACAATTTTACTGTATAATTAATAATGTGCAGTTAAATATTTACTGGAGTGTCCTTGTAAATGAGTTATTTCATTAAAAAATGGTTGTTCGAAGTTACTGTAAATATTACATTGTTGATTGTTCCGGCATATTTGATAACATGTAGCATATTACAATATGGCCGCATGGCTTTCAGCTTGTCTATGCCGGTGACTGTTTATGGGCTAAATTTATTAGCGTTTAACTTTATGATTCTGTCAGTATTTGACTTTATTCAGTGGCCGTTTGATTATCATGAACCTAAAACTATAAGAAAGGTTATTTTTGTGATACACATTACTATTGCAGTCATTGCCTTGATAATAAGCGTTAGACTAATGGCCTAACGAAAAAAACTGCTAGCCAAAGTTGGCTAACAGTCACTGCCCCGCGCAAGTATTAAGTCACTGGAAACAGTGGCTTTTTTGTTATATTTTTGGCTGTCCTTTTGGCTGACTTTTAGTGAAAAGAGATGACAATTAATGATAAACTAAAGTAATAAAAAAGCTGCAATCACGGTGTTTTTGACAACCAATGATAACAGCTGATAACGAATATTGGGTATACTGGGCTCGAACCAGTAAATTACGGATTCAGAGTCCGCTGCCTTACCAATTTGGCGAATACCCAATAACAACTATTTAATAGTAACTTTTCCAGCAAATACTGTCAAGGCTTTGCTGAAACTTTGTGTCTATTTTTTGCATTTTTGCTTGAATATCGTATCAGTTGGTGGCTAAACTAGTTAAATGGAAGGTGAGTGTATGTCGAAGTCAGAATTAGATCATTTATTCGATCATCTGCGACAACAATTGATCGTATGGGCGGTCACGGCCATCGGATTAGCAGTTATGCGCAGCTTTTTGTTACCGCAATTATTGACTTTCGTTTTTTGGTGTAGTGTGGTCTACTGTTTGCTCTTATTTGTTGGTTTAGTTGTTGTGACGATTTTTAGGTGGCAAAAATCTTAATTATATTTGACAAGCCGCTTATCATTCGGTAAGATAATAAATGAATTTGTGCCCGCTGGTCAAATTGGTTAAGACGTCGCCCTCTCAAGGCGGAGTTACGGGTTCGATCCCCGTGCGGGTGATAAGTTGACAAATATAGAGAAACGACAAAGCACCAAAACGCTGATATAAAGGCGTTTTGGTGCTTTTGTTTTACACTCGAAAACCGCTCAAACACGATATGTTCTTCCACGATTCTTCCAAAAACGAAAAAAGTAGCCAAAATATAGCAATTTTTGGAAGAAAAATTAACAAATGATTTTGTAATCCCTTGCGGCACAAGGACTACAGCAATCATAAAATTATCATTTTTAAAATCCTTCGTCCATTAGCTCAGTGGCCTTCTTATCTGACACGCCGTTTTCTTCTTCAATAAGATGGACGTAGGTGTTAACGGTCGTTTCTAGTTTTTGATGTCGAAGGCGATGTTGAACATAGGGAAGGGACTCATGATTTAGGATAAGAATCGAAGCGTGTGTGTGCCTCATGGCGTGTGTTGTAACTTTATTGATATTTAGACGGTTACAAATACGTCCTAGCTCTTCGTTTGCATTCCCATTGCCCACGATTTTTCCTAGTTTGGACCAAAATACGAGGTTCTTAGGATTCTTCATTTCGTGCAATTCTAAATAATCTTTCTGCGTGCTACGATAGCTCCTCATAAAACGACAGTAGGCGGGTCCTATGGTTATATCTCCATCGGCCTGTCCATTTCCCTTAGTTGGACGAAAAGTCTGTCTACGGGCGTCCCACTGCTGTTTAATGTGAACTATTCCATTATTCAAATCCAAATTATCCCACGTTAGGCCAGCAGCTTCCTCGAACCTGGTTCCAGTTTCTAGTTGAAACAGCATCATCAGCATAGTCATGTGGTCATAATCAGCCGTTTTAATGAGATATTTACGCAGCTTCTTATAATCGGACAACGTCAAATACTTTTCCTCTACGGGCTTAGGAGGGCGTCCAGTGACGTGTGCCTTGTAAGCAAAGTCTCGTTTTAGAATACCATCAGCTACGGCATCCTTGATTGCGGTGTGTACTTGTTGATGAAGTTTGTGAGATGTGGCAATTCCATGACTGCGGCCAAATTCATTCAGGAACTTCTGGTAATCTGGACGTTTAATTGCGCTCATAGGTCGATCTTTAAAATATGCAGAGATGTGACGCCAGTTGCCCATATATAGCTCGTGAGTATGACGCGATACACCGTCAGTTTTGTAAATTCTGATCCAATCAAGAAAGTAATGCTTTAGACTCTCGGTACTACGTGATAAGTCAGCACCTTCCAGCAGAGCATTCTTAGTTTTAGTTTCCCACTCAACAGCGTCAGTTTTGCGCTTTTCTAAATGAGTAACCGACTTATAGTTACCGTCATCATCTTTATAAGAGACACGGGCTTGCCATTTACCATTATTAAGTTTGGTTACTGACATGTTTTATTCCTCCCAACTGGAAATAACAATAGGTTGACATTCCCAAACATACGTTCTTTTTAACTCAAAATATATACCCCTTTCAGGGGGCATATGTTTTACACTTAATAAAAGAGATACTAAAACTTGCTGCTGGTAAATTTTGATAATGAAACGATTTCAATGTTATTATTTTTTGAACACATATATTGTTCAACCTTTTTTGCGAATAGGTTATACGCTTGTTTATTGGATGTCTCAGAGGCGTCATTAACAACAATTTTTATCCTACTTATATCAAAATTGTTGGTAGCCTCATCTAAATCGTATAAAGCGCTTTTGATTTCCTTTGCCATTGTGGTTGAATGTGCATAATCGAATGAAATTACTTTAATAAAATAATCGCCAATTTGAAAATCAAATAATGATTTATTATCAAAGTCACTAGGAATATCTGGTTTACGCTGTATGTGTTTAAAACCAGTTAAGCGCAGTTGTTTAGACAGCAGACGACGTACCTCCTGAGCAGTGATACGTTCAGATTTAGGGCGATCGTAGTAAAGATAAGTTTTTATTAAGTCATTTATGTCAGCAACATAATCTGAATCAGATGTATACATGGTATTAACAGCATCAAATTGAAATTCATTTGAGTAGTCATTGGTTTGCTGGCGAAGAAAGTCAGGATTGGATAGTACTTCATTGTTTAGCATAACGTTAGCACTAAGCTCATTATTGATAGAAGTTGGATAGTCAAATTCATAATGAAAAGAATCCATCATTAACTTAAAAAACTCCTTGTCATATTCATCATCAAAACTGGATAATCTGTTGGTTGATTTTATAGATTGAAATCGAGAAATTTTCATTTCTGGAATATGGAAAACTACACCAACGTTAATTGATTCTCTTCTTATGGGGCTTGGAATATATTTTAATACTGAAAAATATAACTTGAATTCTGCCATTATCAATTTGCCTCCTTTCTAACATAGACATTTAATGCGGCAATTATATCATCTGTGTGTTTAAACTGGTAGCAAATGAAATCAAAAGCTGCTGTTTGCTCTGCCATTGATATTCTCCAATCAGTTGGAATATCAGTAAAGGTTTCGGTTATTTGTTCCACAGTTATTTGTTTGGCTAAGCGTCTAATTTTATCAAAGGGATATTCTACTTTAGTTTGGATGATTTGTCTAATCATTTTGTATCCAGACTGATCCAATTGATCCAATGTGCATGGAGGGATTCTCATATCTTGTGACAAACTTACCGCATTCCAAATACTAGCTAATCTAAAGATATTACTGTTATCTATAATACATAACTTTCGTAATTTCCGGTCATAGAACCAGTTTCCAGGATTCTCACCGCGATCAGTGTTCATTACTAATTGATCGAAGAAAAGAATTCCACCAAAATCGTCACTATTAGTTGCTGCATTAAAAATAATAGGGTTCATACCAGGCGATCCATTTAGATATTCGGAGACAAACACGGTACCTGGGATGAAATGGAGGTCGTCAAGTGATCTATTGTTACTAATAGTTCGTTGAGAAAGACGAGCAAGGGACGTATTAGGAGCAGGAAGTTCTAATAATGTAGCGATACGTGAGCCTATAAGTTCATTAAACAAATATTTATCACTGGAAGGTTCGTTGTTACGACATTTCATTATGTACTGCTTTTGATCATTGCAAGTAACAAGAAATGGACATCTAGTACCGGCTTTTGTCTGTTCCGTGACGGAATCTATTTTTAGCAACAAAATATCCCCCTTTTAATAGTATTTTCACAAGTATTAGTGTTAAGTGTGGATTATTAAATAAACAAAGCGAGTGACGGGAATCGAACCCGCGACTACAGCTTGGAAGGCTGTCGTTTTACCACTAAACTACACTCGCGTGAAATGGACCTTGTTGGACTCGAACCAACGACCGGACGGTTATGAGCCGTCTGCTCTAACCAACTGAGCTAAAGGTCCAATTAAGTTTTAAATGCGAGTGGCAGGAGTCGAACCTGCATTGGAAGGTAGGCTATATTTGAATTAAAGGAACCATTCTACCGTTGAACTACACTCGCGTAAAGTCAGCTAGGGCTGACTATCATTTACTGAGTTCATAATTATTTTTGCAATAGCCGTGTTTTCAAATCATCTTTTATTTCTGTCAGCATACGGTCATATTCTTCTGTTGAATATGAATCTTTTTTTAGATATAACATGGATTCTGAGTCCATAAATGTCTGTATATCTTTCTTCATCGTGGCAATTAGCTCGTATTTTGAAATTTCATTATCCATAGCATTAAGCCTTCTTTCTGGTTAAAGCGAGCGGCAGGAGTCGAACCTACATCTGAAAGTATCTAGTTAGCAATTCAAAGGAGTACTGTTCTACCGTTGAACTACGCTCGCGTGAAAGCCCTGTGAGGGGCTAGTCAATACTTGGCATTCAAGTTATCCGTGTTCTATTCGGTAGCGACCGAGAAGTGTTAGTTATTTGGCAGATCTAAAGTTATTGTACCCAGTTTGGCATCATTGTTATCTGGATCAGTAGCTTGGATTTTGACAGGATATTCATTATTGTCCAATTCATAGCTCCCCATACACTTTACTTCGGCACCTGGTTTAACTTTTTGTGATGCAGCTTTTTCAAGCGAGCTCCATTCATCAGAGTCCTTTGAAGGATTACCGAGGTCCAAGTCATTGATTGACGTTTTACTTTCTTGAGTAAAATGAGCACCCTCGATAAGTGATTCAGTTGGTTCAATATTTTTATTCTTAGAAGTATTTTTGAATGTATAGTAGACAATCAAGTCAGTTCCACCCTCAAAATGTGGTGTGGTTTCTGTCGAAGTAATTGTGATTGTATAATTGGTAGTTCGAATTGTTTTGCCAGAAACGCCTGGCATTGCATTTATTACTTTTGTTGCACTCTTAATTGCGGTATCTAGTTTTGTTGGAGCAGAAATATTAAACTGCTTTCTTATTTTTTGACTCAATAATGCTTCTTTTGAAATTAAGCTATTTCCTTTTTTATCAAGCTTAAGTTTTCCTATGTAGTCATCAATTAATGTATGTGAATATTGCACTAATTTTGACATGTCAGAGACACCGTCTTCACTCTTATGCTGTTTTAAAGTAGCTTCATTTTTAGTTAGCACCGTATCTGCACTGTTAACTGCATCTGACATTTCGTTATCATTACTTTTGATTGAATCTGTCAACTTACTCCAAACATCAGCCTCAGCATTCATAGTAGTGTTATAAATTGCTGTTATTTGTTTGTTTGTAAGCCGTTTAGCTGCTGTTTTGTTAGTATCGCTACTATTTTGGCTAGAACTACTTGTACTTGTGTTGGCACAACCTGCTAAGCCAAGTGATAACAATGTAATTCCTAAAATTAGTCCCTTTTTCAATTGAAACTCCTCCAAATTAACATTTATCCAAATAAATTCCCTATGATGATTAAATTCTAACCCCCTAGCTTTTAATGACTTCCTAGCTGATCAGTTTAATTAATGAAAGTCCATCTTAAAAAGCTGAACTCGTACATCATTATCTAGACACTGCGGTATCTGTAATTGATTCATAACAGTTTGATAGTTATTAGGAACCATACCTTGGTTAATGTCAGCATAAATAGGCAAGATTAGCTCTAAAGCCCTTAGGTTTGCTTCCCGTTCAGACTTCTGCATAAATGTGTTAGAAGTGTAATAGAGTGTCCCAGTATCCCCGTTGACAAAATGTCCAATTTCGTGAGCTAAAGAAAATGGAATCTCATCATGATTGTGCCAATTCATATTAATAATTATCTGGTTGTCTTCAGGAACAGCAACTGATGGTGTATAAGGTTCCAATTTTTTTGTTAAGATATAACCAATTTTGCTATCAAACGCATATTGTAATAACCGTTCCATAAACACTTCAAATTTATCATTCACTCAGCATCATCATCCTTACCACTTTTTAGCAGGCGCAAAATTAAATTAAGGTCTTCTTCAGGTATTGGACGACCTTGATATTTGAGAATTTTGTTTTTATCCTCAATTTGTTCACCTAAATCAATTTCATTACTAGACTCTTTTCGGCTATTACTTGTTCCAAGTAAGTAGTCAGTTGAAACATCAAATATATTGGCAAAAACTGTGATAGTATCCATCGGTGGTTCTCTAGTTCCACGTTCCCATGCACCAATAGTTTTTGCTGAAACGTTTATTCTATCTGCTAGATCTTTTTGGGTCCAGTTGTTTTCTTGACGCAATAGTTTTAGTCTCTCAGAGAACATAGAGTCCCCTCCAATCGTATATCTTTAGATGATAATACTACAAAAAGTAGAGTTTTAAAATAAATGCTACAAAACAGAGTTTTTAACGTTGACATACTACAAAACGTAGGGTGATATAATTAACGTAAGCTACAAAACGTAGTTAGGAGGTGTTGATTTGAACCATTTAAGAGAATTACGGATGAAAAAAGGATTGACCCAATTAGAACTGTCTAAGGTAGTGAAAGTGTCAGAAAAGACTGTCAGTGCTTGGGAACTTGGAAAAAGGAATCCTAAACCTCGGGAACTTCAAAAGTTGGAAGACTTTTTCAATATTCCTAAGGAAAAGATTTTTTTTGACCTTTTTAGCTACAAAATGTAGTCAAATCTAAGCTTCAAATAGTAGCCCGTAAATATTCAAATGTCAAAGACCAATAGGAGGCGGCAAAATAACACATCTATCACGAACCACATTAATCAATGCATTAGCAAAGGTTAAGCCAGAAACACCAAGAGTAATGTTTGAGGCACTAAGCGATAAAGCACTAGACGCTGAATTCCGGGCGGTAACGGCCGAGTATAACGAGCAAGCTAGCCAACTTATGTCAGTTTCATATTAGGAGGTACGAACATGTCAGATACGATATTGGTTCGGCATGAGGCTCCAAAGGGCTTCCAATTCATTAGCGAAGAAGAATACGAGAGGTTCCAAGCCTGGAAGCAAGCACAACGTGGTATTCGTACTTGGAAGCTTAAAGATTTGGCCAAGTATAAATACGGAACCAAATCAACCGAACGAGCCTCACGATATTTAACCAAGCATCGCCATGATTTGGATGTTGAACAAGGTGGCTTCATTGATTATGTGAATACCCATAACGGCTGGCAGATTCCAGCAGCTGAGATGATGGATTACCTATTAAATCATCCCGATTAATTTAAATTATAGGTGAACTACATGGAAAGGCGATATGAAGCCCTTTCCAAAATACAGAGGTGTAGGTATGAAGAACAAGTTTGCAGAGCAATTGTCATTGGCATTAGGTAGAGATAAAACACTAACACAGCAGCAGATTGCAGATAGGACGCATGTTTCTCCCGGACAATTGTCCCGGTTGAAGAGTGGATCAAGAAGCACTGATCCACAAATCAGGAAGTCGTTAGCAAATGTAATTAACGATTTTTGGCTTAGCTATTCTGGTGCTCGTGAGAATTTCGGAGTGCTGTCATTCCAGAATGACAGGCGTCTAAAGGGTGATATGTTCTCAGCCCTAATGCGTCAGAAGAAAGAGCAGCAAGAACGAGAGGCAATGGAAGCTGAGTTTGAGAATGCTATTGCGATTAATCCAAACGATCGGACGCCAGCGCAGCAGCTAGTTATTGAACGTTATCCACGTGAATATGCAGAAGAAATTAGCGCCGAGATAACTGATTTGGCTAAGAAAGCTGAGTATGCCGGTATTCCAATGGATAAATTGCAGGAAGTAATCGATAAAGTCAATCAAGAAAATGGCTAGGAGGAAATAGCAATGATTGAAGGAGCATTAGTAGGCTGCGCGTTAACTGCATTGTGGTTCAAGCGTCATGAAGTTGCTAGTTGGTTTGGAATTTAGGAGGAAATGATATATGGAAGAAATCGCGAAAAATCACATCAAGTTTCTAAAGCATGTTATCAACAGTGTTTGGATCAGTGATGGCGAATCGCTGACCAAGTTGTACAAGATGTTGGATAAGAGTGAAACAGAATTGAACGAATTACGGGGGCTTGAATAATGGCTAATGAAGTAATTAATCTGCCAGACTACACGGTGGACTATCACCCAGTACCAATCATTATCAATAATCTGGAAGGATTGCAAGCGTCCATTGCGCAATATGTATCGCTAAAGCCTAAATTTGAGTACGAAAAAAGCTGCTCGAGTATTGGTAGTACCCGTGCAGCTAAGACGCTTAATAGATTTATTTTCGAGTTCTATTGTACTCCGAAACAGTCGCTAAGACAACGTTTAGTACGGAGGTGGGCGAAATGATACCAGCACAGGCAGATTTAAACGAGCATTGGCAGCAACGTAACGACTCACGTGACTGGGTACTTGACGCAGATAACTATTGCTACGATGGTGACGAGTTCGACAAGGCACAGTTGTTCCAAGATTACATCGATAACAATGACTTTAAGCAGTGGGCGACTGATATGCAGGCCGATATGTTGAGCGCCATTTGTATCGTCACTTTCGGTTCGACTGACGTAAGTGTGTTGTATCCAGATCAAGGTGAGGAACCTAATTGGCAATGGTTGATTGATGTGTTTGGTCAGTCCCGTCTATGGGACGAGCTACTGGTACACATCGACACGGACACGATGATGACACGTCTGGGCTATCACTGGGTATCAGAGGAGGAAGAAGCATGAGTAATGAGTTAGTTACGATGGTTAATAACAATATTGAGGATATGAAGAATAATGAAGGCTTGTCATTACCACCTGATTATTCAGTAGGGAATGCATTAAACAGTGCTTACTTGATTTTGAGTGATACGTCTAAGGGCCAACCATTACTTGATAAGTGTGACCAAGGATCAGTTATCAAGGCGTTGATGAACATGGCAATTCAAGGATTGAGCCCAGCTAAAAACCAATGCTATTTCATTCCTTATGGCAACCAGTTAGTCATGCAGCGCTCCTATTTCGGCTCAATTAGCGTTGTAAAGCGTCTTTCAAATGTGAAAGATATTCAGGCACAGGTTGTCCACAAAGACGATACGTTCAAGATTGGCGGTGAAAATGGGGTGCTGGTGGTTAAGGAGTTCGAGCCAAGCTTTGAGAACTTAGACAAGCCAATTATCGGAGCATTCGCATGGGTCGAAGATCTGAATGGCAACCGGACCTACACTGTTATGACTAAAAAAGACATCGACACCAGTTGGAGCCACGCTAAGACGAAGAAGGTTCAAAACGAGTTCCCAGAGGAAATGGCTAAACGGACTGTAATTAATCGAGCTGCAAAGTTCTACATTAACAGTTCAAGCGACAACGATTTGTTCGTGCAAGCAGTTAACGACACGACGAGTTCCGAGTACGAGAATGATAATCCGAAGGACGTAACACCGACTAAAAGGTCATTGGTAGCTGATGTAGCAGAGAATAAAGCTGAGAAGTTAGAAACTGCCGAACCAGCTAAAGAACCCGTTAGAACGGCTGTAAAGGAGGCATCAAGCAATGATCAAGAACCTGTCAAAGACGAAGTCGACCAGCAAAATCTCTTCGACAACCTCAATGATGTTGGATCAGAAGCTGACGCCGAATAATTATTATGAGAACTGGACTGACCGGGCCTACATGTCGCCGACGGTGTTTAAACGGTTTCTAGCATGTGAAGCAGAAGCGTTAGCCGAGTTGCAGGGCAAATGGGAGCCAGTTATGAACTCAACGGCGCTAGTCGTTGGAAATTGGCTTCACAGCTACTTTGAAAGCGAGAAAGCTCATACGAAGTTCGTTGATGAACACTCCGAAGCAATTTCAAGCCGAGGACCGAGCAAGGGCCACCTAAAAAAGGACTTCAAAATTGCTGAATCCATGATTGAAGCCTTATCTGACGATCATGATTTTAATCTTCTTTATCAAGGCGATAAAGAAGTGATTGTAACTGGTGAAATCGGTGGTTATCCCTGGAAGGGCAAGGTTGATTGCCTTAATTTGAAACAAGGTTACTTCGTGGATCTGAAGACGACCGCTGACATATACAAGTCGTATTGGAATCCAGAAACTCGTGAGAAAGAACCGTTTGTATATGCGTATAACTACCCACTTCAGATGGCAGTCTATCAAGAGTTGATTAAGCAACAATTCGGTGTTAACTGCAAGCCATATATTGTTGCGGTAAGCAAGCAGAATCCACCAGACAAGCAGGCTATTGATTTACCAGAGTACCGACTTACTAATGCTATGAACCAGATATTGGACTCTCAACAGCATATTCAAGATGTCATTAAAGGCGAAGCAGATCCTACCCAATGTGGACATTGTGCTTATTGTCGTAGTACCAAAAAGTTAGAGAGTGTCGTTAGTGCAGACGACTTGCTCATGGATTGATTAAACAGAATTGGCTTGAATGCAGCAGTGACTGAATACACCGAACGGGTGAAAGGCCCATTAGTAAAGGAGGGACGAATTTGGATTACTTCAAACAACGACGAGCGTACCGTAATTTTAAGATGTATGAAGCGAGTGTCTCTAACGGCCAAAATAATCTGTATCGCGAGTTACTAGACTATGCGAACGACGAAGGCAAGTTGGACGTTCAGTTTCGCATGAAAAATTCGGCATTACTCAGTCTGACAGGACTATCCGAACCCGGCCTCGATAAAGCACGCAACTCATTAGTACAACTAGGACTAATTAAATATGCTAGAGGCAAGAAAAATGTTAAACCACCTGAATATCGCATTATTAATTTATATAGTAGGTCAGCTGGTTACCCAACCAGTAACCCAACTACAAGTCATAAAAGTAGGCCAACTGGTTTAGATGAAGTAGGTCAACCGGTTGGGCAAGGTGGAGGTCAACCAGTAGAACATAAAGAACTTACTAGTACTGACCCTGACTTGACTGATACTGACTCTTATGATGATGACGCGGGCGTGACGCGCGAGCAAGTCATTAACGATTGGACCAACCTGTGGGGATTCCCGAATGGGGTTGCTCGTCCTGAAATTGATGAATGGCTTGCGGTGCTTAAACCTGAATTGGTGGCTTACGCCATTCAAATTGCTGGTGAACACGATGTGCAGTCGCGGGGAGCTTTGAAATATTTGCGTGCAGTGATCAAGGGTTGGCAGCAACGAAAGATTACGACATTGGCACAGGCTAAACAAGCAACCGATGATCACGATAAACGGTTGGCTAATGCTAATAAACCGGGTGGTTATTCAAAGCCACGCCGTAAAGAAGTTACGCCAAAGTGGATGCAAAACGGTGCTTCTCAGGCGGATTCTAAGCCAAACTCAAGCGATAACCAGCAGGACGATATGAGTGACGAGGCGTTCCTAGCGTTCATGAACAGTCAGGAGGAAGCTAAATGAATTGGGGCAATCAATTAGTCCAGTTAGCCGCTAACCATGCCTATGAGCCGGCCGCATTGCACTGGACTAAGCAGCGTATGAAGCGGCATTTAAAGGCCGGTGGTAGTGCGCAAGATGAGGTATGCGCTCATGAGTACAAGCTATTTGCACTCGAGGTTTTAATTATTGAATATCAGCGGGATGGCTTAAATTTTGATTTGACCCAATGTTGGGGTAAGCCAGCCGAGTATTTTATTGATTTAGAGCAAGCTAGACAAGGATTGCAAACGGAGGTGAGCGCATGAATGAATTGATTAAAATCACTGAAAAAGATGGACGGCAGTTAGTGTCTGCCCGGGATCTATATAAAGGGCTTCAAATTGCACAACGCTTTAGTCGTTGGGTCGAAAATAATTTTTCTTTGTTTGATGAAGGGGTCGATTTTGACAAGTGTACATCAAGTACGGTTGTCAACAATGGGGCCGTACGGGAAATTGACGATTATGTTATTACGCTTGACATGGCTAAGCAATTAGCAATGATGGTTAGAAACCAAAATGGTAGTCGTTATCGTAACTATTTCCTAGCTGTTGAAAGACGATGGAACAGCCCAATGGAGGTTGTCAAGCGCGGATATGGGTTTCTGATGAGGGAAAACGAGCAGTTGAAACTGGAGAATGAACAGTTGCAAGGGCCAGCTAGATTAGGCCAAGCAGTTTCAGGATCAGACGATTCTATCAGCGTTGGTAATTTTGCTAAGGTATTACGCCAGCGCGGTATTAAGACTGGTCAAAACCGCTTGTTCGATTGGTTAAGAACTCATGGCTACCTAATAGCGATGGGGAAACGTTACAACTCACCGACCCAACGAGCGATGGAGCTGGGAATCATGGAAGTGAGAGAAACCGTGATCACCACTAACCATGGTTCAAAGACACGCTTTACGCCCCTAATTACGGGCAAGGGGCAGCAGTATTTTGCTAATAAATTTTTGAAATCGAAGTCAATGGTCAAAGAGGGGTGAGCGCATGACTGAAACACAGGTGCTAGTAATTAACGCTGATCTACCCGATATCGATCACCCACTAGCAATCGGGCCCGAACCGGAAATGTTTAAGCTCGCGCAACATAACTACAAATCTGGTGAATGGCCGTTCCCGGTTAGACTGGTTAAGCCTGGGACTAAGGTACGCAGTGATGCGGCCTACCTAGCCAGTATGAAACAAGATCCGAAGCAGGGAGAACGTGAAGATATTAAAGCCATTCGGCAAGCACATAAGCATGGCAAACATTCTCTCAGACAGATATCCGAAAGTACGTCAATTGAGCTTAAGCGGGTAAAGGACTTAGTCCACAAATACAGCCTGCCACTGACTAACGATTACTGGCGTGCTGAGAAGAAAAACAATCCTGATGAAGTGATCGCCTATCAAACACTGGCACGATTATGCGAGAAGATTGATGCTCAAGAGTTTTCGATTAGACAGGCCAGTATGTCTAACGGGGTCGTTAATGGCTATTACATTAGCCGGGTGCCGAAAGTATGAGCAAAGTCGTGATCAAAGGCGAACTACCTAGCTTAAATGAGTACATCAAGGCTGAACGGGCCAATCGGTATGCGGCAGCTAACCTAAAGAAGCGGTACACGGCCTTATGTAGTGTATATGCGCGGGCTAGTCATAATTCTGGAGTTGAATTTAATTGGCCTTGCAAGCTTAAATTTACGTGGTACACAAAGAACAACCGAAAAGATGCGGACAATATCGCGTTTGCTAAAAAGTTTGTGCTGGACGGCTTTATGAAGGCTGGACTTTTAGGCAACGACAATCGAAAGCATATCACGGGATTTCAGGACGAATTTGCAGTTGATAAACGAAACCCGCGAGTAGAAATAGATGAAATTACGGAGGACGAAGATGCCTAAGCACGCTAAGAAGCGTTCAACGATTAAACGGAAGCACCGGCGAATGAAGGAACACACCGAAGCAAACAAAAAGCCGCCTATTAAGGCGACTAGTCACAGGACCACTCGAATGACCGTTGTAAGTATAACATAAAAAAAACGCCGCCAGTGCTGACGCCGCTACAATTGATTCCCACAAAATTAATTATAGCATACGAAAGCGGAGGGGCGCATGATGGGCGAACAGCAAGTTATTTCAGATGAAATTTTTCCACCAATTGACCAGGAGAAAACAATTAAACAGGTGCGGCGGTTCTTGGATAAGAAGTTACCGCAAGCAGTTCGAGCGTCCGGCCATTCGGTCGCTGATCTAAAATCGCCTAGCATGGATGGCATGCCTAAGTCGGCCCCAGCTGGTAATTCGGCCGAGGATCGGATTACACGCCGCCTGTATGCAGAGCAGATTGTCCGACAGACTATTCAGGCCATGGCTCGCTGTGATCATGAGTGCCAGGAGATATTAGATCGGCTATATTTGCAAGGTTACAGCGACACGATGTGCTACATGGATATTGGCTACAGCAAGACTCAGTATTTTGACCGCTGGAAGCCATTGGCAATGCTGCAGTTCGCACAGAGCTACTACCTAGAAGATCTTAATATTTATCAAAACCGAACTCAAACCGGACTTTAACCGAACTTTTCCCGAACTCAAGCCGGACTTCATAGCAATAAATTGGTGGTAAATTAGTATTATCGATAATTGGTTAGGGCGACAAATAAACGTTTTTCTGATAGCCCTAGCCGTTTTATGTGGCGGATTAAGGTAAATACGGTATTTATTATGCTGTATGTGGTTCGATTCCACATCGCCACTTTAGACGGGCACAGGTGTACAATTTGTGTTGCCTCCTTGATTAGTTGATATGATTGCCCGTCTATTAAGCAGATATGATCTAATTGGCAAGATGGCGGTCTCCAAAACCGTCTATGTTGGTTCAAATCCAGCTATCTGTGTTGCCGGCGGATTTATAAGGGGTGATGCGCTCCTCTCTGCCGTCGGCATTAGTCTTCGTGTTTAACGTCGGCCGTTGAATGCGAGTATCGCTGTGGGCTAATTGGTAAGCCACAATGGGATGTAGGTTCGAGTCCTACCGGCGATATTGTTATGTGATACAGCACCCAATGGGAGTTGACCGCATAACGCGTGCTTGTGGCGGAATAGGTAGACGCGCACAATTCATCCATGTGAGAGAGTATATGTATGTGGAATGCTTAAGACCATTGGCAGCGTATATTGGGTGGCTCCATGTAGGGTGCAAATCCCTACCAAGCACATACAAGCGCAATTAAACTGACCACAAGATTGCCTGCAGGAACAGGCGTTTGCTTAAACACTTTTGTATGATAAGATTGAATGTAATAATTGCTTATTAGGATGTGAGTGAAAAAAACATGGTGAAATATAAAAATCCACTGGTTAAACCATTTGTAAAATGGGCTGGAGGAAAAAGACAATTAATACCACAAATAACTAAATATATGCCTAAAAATTTTGGGAGATATTTTGAACCCTTTGTTGGCGGCGGAGCTGTATTTTTTAATTTACAACATACGCCATCAACCATTAATGATTTTAATACTGAATTGATTTTATCATATGAAGTAATAAGAGATAATCTTGATGATTTATTAGATGAACTAAGAATCCATGAGGCCAATAATTCGAGTGAGTATTATTACAAGGTTCGCGAGTGGGATAGAAATGGAATAATTGACGGGAAGTCTGATGTTGAGCGTGCGGCACGTTTTATTTTCTTAAATAAAACAGGGTTTAATGGTTTGTTTCGTGTAAATAGGCAAAATCAAGTTAACACTCCATATGGTAGATACAAGCATCCGGCGATTGTAAACGCTGAAATACTTAAAGCGGTCAGTGTTTTTTTGAATAAATCTAGGATAAAGATATTAAATGTAGATTTTGAGAAAGCTGTAAAGGATGCAAAGTATGGAGATTTTGTTTATTTTGATCCTCCATATGCACCCATGGTGAATGATAAACAAAGTTTTGTAGGGTACACATTAAATGGTTTTGGCGCAGATGAACAGGTACGACTGAGAGACCTTATGGATGATTTAACTCAAAAGGGTGTCAAGGTTATGCTGAGCAATTCATCGGTACCATTTATTCATGATATTTATTCTGATTACAGTAAAAATACGATCATAGTTCCTGCTTCAAGAAATATTAACTCAAAGGGAAATGGAAGAGGAAAAGTTAACGAAGTTTTAATAATGAACTATAATTACTTGGAAGAAAGTTAAAATGTGTGATTTCATATGACAAAAGCTGATGATGCATGGGCTAGTCTTTTTAGCAAGTATGATATTTTAAACCATGTTAATAGAGACGGCGTATTTAGTATAACGTCCTCAAAAATCAAGGAATTTTATGAGCCAAGATTGATTACGAAGTTTGACTGGTCATCTAGTTTGCCGAAGCTGTTTAGGAAAAATAAATTAGCGATTCTACCGACTACTCGTGGGACCTATGTTATTGGACGGTTTTTAGCGTATAAGCCATTGGTAGTAGACAATATAAAACCAGTTCCTGTGTCTCTGCCTGAATGGGTGAAGACATGGGATACATTCGATATAACTTCTGAGGCTGTTGCGTTAAATGTAGCTAAAGCGACTGGTATGATTGATTATATCATGGAAAGTTCTGAGTATTTTCCAGCTATAGATACAATTACTGGGCGTTTAAAGTCTGGTGATTTAGACTACAAAATTCAACTCCGTGATAAGACAATGTATGATTTTAGGGTTGAAAATGCACAGGTGGAAATTGACGCAGGATTTGAAAATACGGATAAGTTAGCGATTGTAGAAGCAAAGACTCATATTCCAGCTGATTTTATGATTCGACAGCTATATTATCCGTATCGCGTTTATAATGAATTAGGAACTGGAAAACCTGTTATCCCCTTGTATTTCACTTATGCTGATGAGGTATTTAACTTTTATCAGTTTGAGTTTACTAGTTTGAACAACTATTCGTCTATAAAAAAAGTTGCGCAATTTAGTTTTATCCTTGATAAAACTTTAGATTTAAATATGGATGTAGTTAAGCAAATTTCTGCAAGTTCACCTATGAATCCAGAACCAGAGAATTTTCCATATCCTCAGGCAAATACTTTTCAGATGGTTTTAGACACGATCAAATATTTAGAAGAACCCAAAGATAAGTTTGAATTGGCTAGATTATTTGGATTTGATGTTCGGCAGAGCGATTATTATGCTAATTGTGTTGGCTTTTTAGGATTAGCCACTCATATTAATGGCAAATATCAATTGAATGAGTTAGGACATATGGTAAATTCTTTACCTAATTCGAATAAACGAAATGAGCTGATAATTAAACAGATGCTCAGTCATGTGACCTTAAAGCTAATTTTCGATTCATATATTAAAAATGGTGGTGTGGCTGACAATAACTATATTGATTCCATTTTGAAAGCATATGTTGGTTCTATTAGCGGCTCTACTATTCCAAGACGAAGAAGTACCGTGAAACAGTGGATTAGTTGGATATTTTCAGTCATCAATTAAAAATTATGGGTTGAATTAATAGCTAAGTTTTTTGATGCATAAGAAGAGACCAAAATGATTAGTTGCAAGATAAATCATGAATGATATTTATTGTCAAGCAAGAAAAATCGTCATGCCAAACGGTGTGGCGTTTTTTAATACCATCATTTCTGGGAGAAGGATAGCTTCCGGAGTGTAAAAATACATGAACACTGTAAACAACAGTGAGTTATAGGTCACTGTTAGTGGTTTGGGTGACACTATCCAAGGTGTGCCGTGGCGGAATAGGTAGACGCATAGTCAGACGCGAGTAACGGGTGTTGGTTGACAACCAGTATGTCCACACATCATGTAGGGTGCAAATCCCTACCAAGCACATTAAACGCGTCCGCGGCACCAAAACGGGCAATCTCCAAACTGCTCTCGCTTATTGGCGGGAGTTTTTGTATAGTTAGGTTAGTTTGGAGGAATAAATTATGAAAGATATCATAATTTTTATAGTTTGGGTTTGGAATAGTACTTGGATTTGGAAAATAGCAACGCTTCTAACTTCATGGTGGGCAATTCATCAAACTAGTAAAGCCAGTAAGCGCGCCTATAAAAAGAAGACTATTGTTGAGATATCTTATGCCATTATGTCTACTGGTGACGAGGTTGTGCAGGTTAGTGCTGTAAATGATGGAAATATTGATGTGAATGTTATGGTCCTTGGGATAACCGATAAAAAAAGTAAAAAGAATGCGTTTATACCCAATGAGTCAGATGTTTTGAATGAGTCAGATGTTTTGAAAGAGTCGATGCTACCTAAAAAGCTTTCAACTGGTGACCTTGCAAGACAAGCATTGGCTATTCGCCCCCCTATTAGAAAGCATTCAGGGTGTAATGGACTTGACTCAACTATACGGCTTTACAGAGTTGAGCACTGGTGAAAAAATTTATAGTAGTAAGACGTTTAATTTAGAAAAATTTTTGAAATAATGTTTAAAATCAATAAGAAAGCAAGGTGTGGTGGTATGAAATGGCAGTAATGATACACAGCAAGTACGGATACGAGCCGCCTGAATGGGTGCAGGCTGATGCTCGGCTAGATAAGTGGTGCAAGGATAAGCGTCGTGCTAAACAGCATGGCGCTTTTAGTTTGGATAAAAATAAAAAGGTGGTAATTATTATGAACAAAGTATTGTTGAAAAAGTTAAACACTGAATACGATGAACTGACGGACAAGATTGCTAAAGCTTGGCCGGCTGCCAGTAACTTAGATATTCCTGATGAACAACGGCAACTCATTGGTATTCAAGCAAGAGCTATGGAAACCTATGCACAGGTACTGGCAATTCGGATTCGTTTACTCGAAAAATAATAGGATTATCAATCTAATTCCAATTAACGGAGGTGTGGTGGTATGTAATGAAACGAAAGTTAACGCCAAAACAGCAGAAGTTTGCCGATGAGTATATCAAGTCTGGGAATGCTGCTGATGCGGCTCGTAAAGCGGGGTATAGTAAACGCTCAGCCCGTTCAGTTGGGCAGGAGAACCTGACAAAACCTGACATCAAGCAATACATCGATGAGCGAATGGCCGAGATAGCTTCCAAGCGCATTATGGACGCCACAGAAGCCGTTGAGTTGCTTACTAGTATCGCTAGAGGTGAAACTAAAGAAACGGTTTATATTGGCACTGCTGACGGCGTGTATGAGAAACACAAAGAAGCTGACTTGAAAACACGGATAAGCGCTGCACGGGAGATACTCAAGCGCTATCCAGGCGATGATAAGCTTGTCAAAGCACAAATTAGTAAAGCTGAAGCTGACGTGCGTATTGCCACTGCAAAGGCTCGTATTGTTGAGCATCAAGCTGATGAACTTGAAGGTGCTGGGCGTATTAATCCATTATTATCGGCATTGGCCAAGGGTGCACAGAGATTAGTATCGGAGGAGGAGGAAGACGATGCAAACACCACTAAGTAGTATTCAATATGGTAAGAAACAGGCAACGTTTATTTTTTCTCCATTCGACCATCTGTTTGATGTGAATGAGGGTTCAATTCGTGCCGGTAAGACAGCAGCTGATGATGCTCGACTAGCACTGTTTTATTTGGCAACAGTGGACGAGAACCATTTAGTTAGCGCTTATAACCAGGAGCTTGCTTATAATTTGTTTATCGAAGGAGATGGAATGGGACTAGCCTATATATTTGATGGTGCTAGTCATTTGAGGCGCGATCGTGGTGGCGACCATTTAGCTTTAGACCTACCGAGTGGAAAAAAGAAGATTTACTTCAAAGGCGGGGCCAAGTCAAACAGTGCCAATGCTATCCGTGGGATGTCATTAGGTTCAGTCGCGTACTCTGAAATCAACTTGTTAAACAGCGAGTTCCTTGACGAAACCTTTCGGCGGACAGCCGCAGCTAAGTATCGTTATCATCTTGCTGACCTTAACCCACCAGCACCACAAGACCCAATTATCAAATTCTTTGATGAGCGCGATGCGCATTGGTTACATTGGCGGATGTCAGATAACCCAGTGATGACAACCAAGCGTTTGAATGAGATGGAGACACAGCTAAAGAAAAATCCATATCTGTACAAGCGTGATTGGTTAGGATTAAGAGTCATGCCACAGGGAATTATCTATGATCAGTTTGACCAAGACAGTATGACTAACCATACCTTAATTGGGCAGCCAGTAGAAATGTACTTTACTGGTGATGCTGGTCAAGATGATGCCACAACAATGAGTTGCAATATTATTACCCGCGTCCGTCAACCTGATGGGCGTTTTAAGTTTGTTTTAAACCGTGTTGCCAATTATTATCATAGTGGCACGGAAACGGGACAAACAAAGGCGATGAGTACGTATGCCACAGAATTGAGAAGATTTATTTTGTGGTGTGTTAACACATACCAATTGCACTACTCAATGGTGTTAGTGGACCCCGCTTCATTAGCGCTACGGCAAGAGCTAATTAAGGTTGGCATCGAGGCTGGTAAGGCGGATAACAACGGGCATGATCATGTTGGTAACTCTAAAGGAATTGAAGTCGGCATTCAGCGGCAACAATCATTGATTGCAGATGGTCAGTTTGTCTTGGTTGATACGCCGGATAGTGGACTAGCAAATCAGAGCTATGATAATTATCACTTTGTTAAAGAACTTGGTATGTATGTGCGCGATGAAACAACCGGTAAGCCGGTCGATGCTAATAACCATGCAATGGACGAGTGCCGGTACGCTGCTAATTACTTTACGAAGAAATACAAGGGAGGTTACTAGCCTTGTTTAACAGAATACATGATTGGATAAAGGGGGTGTTAGTCAAAATGGGATTAGCTGCTGAGTTGCAAAGTGTAACTGACCATAAGAAGGTAATGGCGGATGATACTCAGTATGGATTGATTGCTAAGTGGTTTAGTATTTATCAATCAACGCCGGAATGGTTGAAAATACAAAAAAAGCTACCCGACGATTCTTACTTGGATCGCAAGAAGATGTCATTAAACATGGGACAAGTTGCCGCCAAGAAGATGGCAAGTTTAGTATTCAATCAAAAGGCTGTCATTACTGTTAGCCCAAAGAACGCGAAGAATCCTGATGATCCCTCATCGCCAGAAGATTATCAAACGGTTGAGAATCAGTTCGTACAGCAAACCTTGAAGGACAATCATTTTTATAACAATTTTGAACGTTACTTAGAATATATGTTCGCCACTGGTGGCATTGTGATTCGTCTATATACCGATCGTGGTAAAGTTAAGATTCGATTTGCTACCGCTGATGCATTCTATCCAATCACGTCAGATGCTAATGGTGTCAGTGAAGCTGTCATTGCCTCCAAGTTCATGAGTGACAGCCATTACTATACGTTATTGGAATGGCATGAAGAAACCGATACAGACTATGTCGTGACTAACGAGATCTACAAGAGTACGACCAACAGCAATGATGATTTGGGTGTGAAGATTGATGATTGGAGTAACTTGCCAGATGCGTTCAAAAACATGTCACCGCAGCCAACTAGGTATTCCAAAAAGCTTTATTCACGGCCGACGTTTATCTATTTAAAGCCTAATTTAGCTAATAACTTGCACATTGACAGTCCATTGGGTATTCCTATCTACGCTAACGCCATAGACACATTACGCCAGTTAGATGAAGCCTATGACTTGTTATTCCAAGAATTTGTCAAAGGAAAACGGCGTATTGCCGCACCAGCAAATCAATTGAAACGTGAAGTTGATCCACAAACCGGTAAAACACGGTATTATGTTGATTGGAATGAAGATGTCTATATGGCATACAACACGACAATGAGTGGCGGTGATGGTGAGTCAGTGAAACCGACTGATATTACATTAGGACTGCGAAATGAAGCAATTGTGGCTGGCATCAATGATTTGTTGCATTTCTACTCTTCACAAATTGGTTTCAGCGCAGATATGTTTACGTTTGACAGCAAACAGGGTGTTATCACAGCGACAGCGGTAATCAGTGAGAATAGTGATACGTATCAATCCAAAAACAGTCATGAAACGTTGATTGGAGAAGCAATTGAACATATTTGCCAGATTATTGTGGAACTGGCTAAAAATGATTCCAATGTTCAATATTCAGGCCAAACAGATATTGATATTTCTGTTAACTTTGATGATTCGATTGCTAAAGACCGGAATGACAATTTGGATTATTACATGAAGGCGAATGGTAATCACCCCGTCATGACACAACTAGAAGCAATTAAACGCGCCAATGGAATTACTGATGTTGAGGCTCAACAGGTTCTTGACCAAATCAATGCAGAAACAGCAAATGCTGAAGGTACAATTGAAGATGTTGTCGGTGGTAACGGTAAAGATGGTGAGGATAATGCTTAAACCATGGGATTTATCGGGTTATTCTGATGAAGATGCTAACAACTATGCTAATGTTGAAGATTTGATTTGGTCTTTCATTATCAACCTGATAGGAAATGAAGCATCTAAACATGATGATACCGATAATGAATGGATAAACGAATTACTTAATCATGCAGATGATGTTAGGCAATATGCTGTTAAAATAACTGTCTCGCCTACACAGCATACGTCTAAGCAATTGCACACAAGACTTAGTACAATTAGTCAAGATAATGTCAAACAAGCTGAAAAGTGGCTTAAAAAGGTTACTGGAAAGCAAGTGGATTCGATCAAGGATTCGCAACAGTTTAAGCAAGTTGTTGATGATCAGTTAACAGAGACGGATAATTATCTGAACCTTGCTAGACGTAATATGAGCGCTAATGCGTATCAGATGTTTAGGGGAATTGTTGGTGATGCAAAGCGGTCAATTGATAGTGGTACAACTGCCATCAAAGCAATAGCTAAAGCTAGTGAGCAATGGGCAGAACAAGGTGTACCCGCACTTGTTGATAAGGCTGGTCGAAAATGGTCACCAGATGTCTATGTGCGGACAGTGGTTAACTCAAGTATTAATAGTGCTACGAATGATACAGAGTTACTTAGGTATCGTCAGTATGGCTCGTTAGTTAAAGTTAGTTCTCACATGGGATGCCGTCCAAGCCACTTACAGTATCAAGACCATGTTTATTCTTTGGACGGTAATACAGACAAGTATCCAGATTTCAAATCAACAACGGGATACGGTACGATTACTGGTATTGGGGGCATTAATTGTCGACATTATACGGTTCCATATATTGAAGGCCACGGTTCAATGCCAGTGCCACAGCAGTCAGATGATGACAATGCTGCTAGGTATCAATTAGAACAAACTCAGCGACGACTTGAACGTGAGGTACGAAAAGCTAAGCGTAAATTGATAGCAGCTAAAAAGCTTGGTGATCAAAGTGATATTACGGCTGCACAAGAATTAGTGAGACGTCGTCAGTCAGTTACTCGTCAGTTTGTTAACAAGCATGGGCTAGTACGTCAATACAATCGAGAAAAACAGTAGTGCCCTTAGCATGGCGTTAAAAGGCTTATTTTTTATACCTAAATTTAGAGAGGAGCAATAAAGATGGCAGAAGATAATCCAGTTCCAACACCTGAACCAGTGCCGGTTACTGATCCAGTACCGACTCCTACGCCAATTGATACTAAACAGGTAGCCACAGAAGCGCGTACCGAATTATTAAAGTCACTTGGGTTCGATAACGAGGATGACTTGAAAGGTGTCGTCGAACAACATAATAAAGATGTAGCGGCTAATCAGAGTGCATTGGAGGCTAAATCCGGTGAGTTAGACAAGGCTACCAGTAAACTTGCAAAAGAAACTAGTCGTGCTGACACTGCAGAAGCTCAAGTAGCTGCTCTTAAACAAGGAGTTGATGCTGATCATTTAAGTGATGCGCTGGCGCTCGCTAAGGCTGACTTAGCAAGTAAAGCTAATGGTGTGAAAACAATCGATGAAGCGTTAACTGGGGTTTTAGAGCGTAACCCAGCATTTAAGGGTGCAGAAGCCGCACAAGGAACAGCCGTTGCTGGTCAAAATCTTAGTGGTGGTCAAGGTAACATTGCGGTGCCAGATTTGTCAAAGATTAGCTACGGTGAAGCTGCAAAACTGAAACTTGAGCACCCGGATGTATACAAGCAAGCTGTTACAAAACTAACAAATAATTAGGAGGAAATAACACATGGCAGATGAAACAACTGTATTAGATAACCTGATTGATCCACAAGTTATGACTGCGATGATTAGCGCTAAATTGCCTAAGGCAATCCGGTTTAGTGCTATTGCACCTGTTGACACTACACTTGAAGGCCGACCAGGCACCGATGTAACCGTACCTCGATACAAGTATATCGGAGATGCGACGGATGTCGATGAAGGCGGTGCTATTGATTATGCCAGTCTTTCAACAGATACCGACATGTTCACGATTAAGAAAGCAGGTAAAGGTGTCAAGATTACTGACGGAGCCGCTCTATCCGGATACGGAGATCCAGTAGGCGAAGGTCAGCGACAAATTACGATGGCAATCGCATCTAAGATTGACAATGACATCTTGGCTACTGCAATGAAAGCACGGCTTACGCTAAGTACTGGCGTTGATGTTACGTCATTGGATATGGTTGATGCAATTGAAGCTGCATTTAATGATGATACGAGTGAGTACGCGGTAGAAGATGATTCGCCGACCACCGGCGTATTGTTTATGAACCCTAAAGATGTCAATAAACTACGTAAGGCTGCTGCTGAGAACTGGACGCGAGCAACTGATTTAGGTGACAACATCTTGATTAATGGCACATTTGGTGAGTTACTAGGATGGCAAATTGTGCGGTCGCGTAAAATCAAAGAAGGCTCCGCCTTGGCAGTTAAGCCGGGTGCAATGCGTACCTACATGAAGCGGGATGTTCTCTCTGAAAAGGGTCGCGATATGGATCATAAAATCACTAAGTTTAATGCCGATGAACACTATGGTGTTGCAATCTATGATGACACTAAGTTGTTAGTCATTAATCCATTTGATGTCGAAGGCGGTACTGTTATTAACCAAAACGTAACCAGCACTAAGGATGCTACGGTTAAAAAATCCAATAAGGGTAAAGCTGTGGCATCTGATGCGCCGTCAAAATAATGCCACCGTCTAATGTTAAAGTAATGCCTACGAATGACGGTGCGAAGATCACAGCAAAGTAGGCAATTAAAATTAGGAGGAATGTAGAATGGCTAAAGTGTTGAATGCTTATCAAAAGGGCAACGAAACGGCAATTGCGACTGGTGATGCAACCAGTGTGGCAATTACTGGCTTAGCAGCTGGCACAGTTGTCGCTACTGGTGACTATCAGGTTGCCTATGTGGACGGTAGTCAAACGAGTGACAAGTTAGATGTTCCGGGATTTACGGTTCTTGCTGCCAAGCCCGCTGATCCACAAAATGTTAAAGCTGCAGCAACCACTGATGGTGCCAATGTAACTGCTGGTTAGAGGTGATTAGATGCCGATAGTAGATCAATATTTTTACGCTTACACTTATTTTGGCGAGCAAGTACCAGTAAATATTAATTTTGAACGTTTGGAAATGCGAGCCGAAGAGATGGTCAATCAATACGCAAATTATTATTTCGATTCGCATAATCTTGATGATTTGCCACTTGAGGCTGACCGAATTAACGTGAAGAAGGCTGTCTGCGCTCAGATTGAATGGTTTATTGATTCTGGTGGGGTTGAAGAGCTAGCTAACGCTAAACAATCGGCTAAAGGGATTAGTCATGTAACGATAGGCAAATTTAGTTATGAGAAGTCAGCGCCAGCAACGCTGCCACGTGGTACGGCACAGCGCTCAAATGCGGCAATCAACTACTTACGACCAACTGGCCTATTGTATCGTGGGGTGCATTAAATGGATGATATTATTGATCCGATTCCCATCGAGTTGTTAGATGATGCCGTCAAAGTGACACCCTACGACGCTAATAAAGCCAAACAGGATTCATGGACTACAAGCTCAGATAGCAATGGATCTGATGACTACATGATTAGACATGTACGAGTTGAACCCACAACTTCAGTGTCAGTTCAATCTGTTGGTAATAATACTAGTACACAGGTCGTTACTGGCGCTTATACATTAATTATTGATTCGGCTAACTCGGCGCCACTAAACAAGTTACCTAGCCTGAATGACAAGATTCAGGTACAGAGTACCCAACAATCATTAGTTGTGAAGAGTCTTGACCCCATTTATGATTTTGGCACGCATGTTCATCATTGGGAAGGGGTGCTGCAATGACTAACAAAGTAGACTTGTCACCATTAGTTACACGTTTGAATAATCTTAATGTGCTGACAAACCGACTAGCAGATGTGATTGTGCGTGATTCTGACCAGTATATACCATTCTTAAGTAGTCATTTAGCCAAACATGTATCGAGGATTCAAACCGGTACTGGCGTTACTATTGTTTGGACAGAGCCGTATGCGGCCTATATGTACGGTGGTAAAGTAATGGTGAAAGCACCAGATACAATGGGCCAACGGAGAGGTTATCACAAAGTAGTGACGGATCGGCCCTTGAATTATAACCACACTAAGCATGCACTGGCACAGAAGGGATGGGTTGATAAAGCCTATTTGGTTAACGGTCACAATTGGGCAGCACTCGTGGCACACGGATTGGGGGCGACGTAGTGAGTCAAGTTGACCTTGATTTGGATGTTCGGGTTGCTGATTATATTAGTGCTAACGTTAAGCTGTTTGATACGTTAACACTTGGCAATGACTATGCTCCTGGAATGTCACTGAGTTATACATTGCAACCCGCTGGACCGGCAACGCGATATTATGACGGTCGCCGCCGCCGTAGTTTTGCATTTGCAATCACTGCTAAACATCCACACGGAATTGTTTGTATTAACACTCTCAGTTCCATTATGGACATCATGGAGAATGCAACGCCGATATCAATCAAAAGTGAGAATGGAAGTTTCAAATTCATAAGCGCTAAGATGACAACCTCACCGGAGTTTCTAGCCACTGTTCAGGATGACGATGGTCAAGATGCTCAAAAGTATGGTGTCTATCAAGGCGCTTTTAGTGTACAAGTAATTATTTAATTTAGGAGGAATGCAAAATGGCTGATGCAACAACACCAACAGCTGACCCGAACGACAGAAACGTCCAGGGGTCAATTCAAGAAAACTATTTAGATGAATATTGGGTAGGAAAAACTGCGGCAGATAAGACGATCAACTGGTTATATTTAGGTGATGGGATTACGACTGTAACGCCTAAATATACTGATAAGAAGAAGTCTGCTGCCTACTACAATGGTGGTGGCCAAGAACGGCAGACAGTTACTGGTGTAACGTCATCGTATGATATTTCTGGTGATCGTTCAATTGGGAACCCGGCCCAAGATGATATTGCCGACATGAAGCAAAAGACTGGTGGCTTACGTGAACGGATGTTCCGTAAAGTCCAATGGGTACAAGAAGAAGATGGTTCATTAACACCTAATGCGATTGAATCAGGTATGGGAACATTCTCTGACATTGATGATGGTGGTGGCGCTGCGGACGATAACGGTAGCTTCAAGGTAACGATGACGTACAATGCTACCCCCACAGTAATCAAGGCAAGCAATCCTACTGATATGCAAACTGCATTGAAGGATACACCTTGTCAAAATGCGATTATTCTTGGCGTTAAAGCCAATATGCCAACTGACAACGGCAACCCGTCAAAATAACAACGCCATCAAATGTTCAATCATTGCCTACTAGCGATGGCGCTATCGTAAAGAGTATGTAGGCAAGTGGCGGAGTAATCCGCCATACATAGCACTAAAAATATTAGGAGGTACTAGCATGAGTGATGTAATTAAATTAGAGGTTCCTAGTGACAGTATGACGTTTGAAATTGGTGATAAGAATTACACGGCAAGTTTTGCTGATAAATCATTTGCTGTTTTTACAGATCAATATAATGACATTAAAATGGCTGAGGTGAAATTACAGCAGGAGCTGCATCATCGATCAGTTGAGTTAACTGATAAAGAAGCTCAATTGGAAAAAGATATGATTAATGAACCAATGACGGCGTTAGATCATAAGAAACAAGTCCTACAACGACGCTATTTACGGATGTATGATGATATTCAGAACAAATATAAGATTGAAGCTAAGGAACGCTTTTATCAATTACTTGATGGCATGTTTGGTAAGGATGCTGGCAAGGAACTATACCATACTTGTAATGATTCCATGGTGGTATTTGCTAAAGTTGTCGCTCAAATCATGGTTAACGTAGAACAACATACGGATATTTCCGATTATCGCGATAAGTACTTACAGTCCATTACAGAATTGCGGAAGAATGAACAATGAGTTTTACCGAGTTAAACACTAACAGCATCGTATTTCAGAAACATCGGTATCGTTTAGACCTTTCATTTCGCATGGTGTTGCTCTATTTTAAAGCGATCCGGGATGAAGGCCTCACTATACCGGAGCGTGTAGAAGTCAGCTTAAAAGCGCTGGTATTGGACGATACGAGCAAGCTACGTTTTGAGGACAAGGGTCGGCTGCTGTCTGAAATATTTAATACAAAAATCAATAATGATCGCGATCGGATTCGAACCAAGGTACTCAAGTCTGGTAAGCGGTCTTTTGATTTTGATGAAGACGAATCGTTAATCAAGGCTGGGTTCCAACAACAATATGGTATCGATTTAGATCGAGATAGTCTTAGTTGGGAACGGTTTACCACTATGTTGGATGGCCTTAGTGAAGATACGCAATTTAAAAAAGTTGTCAGATTTCGACTGGCCAAGGTTAGTGATGATATGGATGCTGATACGCAAACTTATTTAAAACAAATGAAGCTGATTTATGGATTAAAGCAAGCTCACACCGATGGCGACGGCAAGCTGACGCCAGATGAACTATCTATCGAGCTAGCTAATTTAGATATGCCACACAAGGCGTTACGGATGAAAGAGTTACGGGAGCAAGGGAAAATATAGAAAGGATGTGTGTAGATGGCTGATATTGCTGGTAGTGTCAAGATTAACGTGGACTTAATCGCTAAAGAGGCGCTTGCACAAGCCGAAGTTCTTAAGCGAACATTTAAAGACGTGGATGTTAGCCCGAAAGCAGCTGCCAATTTAAAAGTGTTGAATCAAGGGTTAGAGACAACTGCAGCCAGCTATAGTAAACTATCAGCCGCTCAAGAACAAGCAGGGCTGCACATGTCTTCTCAAGTTTCTAAGTTGAACTCTTATAAAGCGCAGTTGCAAGCTAACCGACAAGAGATGACAGCAACAGCTGGTGAAATTGGTCGTCTGTCACGAGCAGAAGGTGATAATTCTGCTCAAGTAGTAGCAGCTAAAAGTAAATATGCTTCCCTTGAACGTGAACAGCAAGCTATGGTTTTGTCAGCAGGCAAGTTGCAAAAGAGTGTTGGTGCATTAACACCTGAAATGGCTGCCGCAGCCGATAAAGCCATGATAATGGGAACTAAGATACAAAATGCTGGTGAAAAGATTAGCTCTCTTGGAAGTAAGGCCACTATTGGTTTTACGGTACCTATTGTCACAGCACTGGGTGTAGCAACTAAAGCCGCTTCCGATTATCAATATCAATTAGCTGATATCCGTAAGGAAGTTGTTGCACAAGGATACTCTGCTAGCCAAACAAGCTCAATTATGAAGAATCTATCTTCAGACACATTAAAATGGTCCAAAGAGTTTGGTGTTGGTACCAAAGAAATCAATGATGGTATGCTTGAATTGGTTTCTAATGGTTACAATGTCAAACAAGCCATGGGAATGATGCCAGAGTTGTTAAAGACTATGACCGCTAATTCCGACCAGTCTGGGGAGTCTATTAAACTGACCGCTTCTATGCTTGAACAATTTGGTCAGAACTTGGGTTCAAACAGTACTGTAATAAAGAATGGTAATAGCTTGATGAATCAGATGACTGAAGCTACCCATAAGTCAGCCATGTCATTAGACGATTTGAAAGAAATTAGTGGTAATGCTGGTGCTGCAATGCACGCCATGGGCGTTAAAACATATGAATTTATGGCAATTGCAGGGCGCTTAAAGTCTGCTGGTATTGACGCTAGCTCTGTTGGTACGGGGCTGTCATCATTGATGACACGAGTTGGAACAGGGACAGGCCAAGCAGCTAAGGATTTAAAGAAATACAATATTCAAGTATTCGATAGCAAAGGCAAAATGAAAGACGTCTTTGATATTCTTGGACAAATGCAGGGTGCTTACCAGAAAATGAATGATAAGCAGCGCCAGTCATTTATGTACAACGTTGTTGGTCAGGAAAACATGAAGGTCGGTATGACCTTGATGGACGCTAATCTTGATCGGTACAAATCGTTATCTAATGAGATCGAACACAGCAATGGAACCGTTGATAAATACAACAAAACCATGCGTAACACGAGTCAGTTCACCATGGCCCAATTTAAATCTAGTTTAAACGCTTTAGAGATTGAATTTGGGCAGAAATTCCTACCAACCCTCACGCCCATTATTCGTGAGTTAAAGAATATGCTAGACCGTTTTAGCGACTTAGATCCGGCAACGCAGAAGCTAATTCTTAATACAGGCTTAGCTGTTGCGGCTGGTGGTCCATTGATTAGTATGTTTGGAAAATTGACCTCTGGTGTAGGGCTACTAACTAGTGGATCTATGAAATTATTGGTTGGTGCTGCCAAGCTATCACCGTTATTTGGAACTTTAGTTAAAGATGGCGGTGCGGCCAGTACTGTCATTGCTGGCCTTAGTGGTGGTGCAGAAGCAGGTTCAGCATCCTTGTTAGGTTTAGGCGGGTCAGCATTAGGTACAGTTTCAGGATTAGGCGCGTTGGCTGCGGCGGCCGCTCCAGTAGTTCTTGGTGTAGCAGCTGTGGGGACAGCGACTTACTTTGCGATTAAAGCTGGCAAGGAGCATAGTGACCAGTTGAAGCGCCAACGTGCTTCGATGGACGAATATGGTGCTAATATCAGTCAAAACTCGCAGAAAGCAATCAGTTCCTTTAATGAACTACATCAAAAAGCCAAGAATGATATGGCGCTATTGGATACCGCGGTAGGTAAGCAGTCTAAACAATTATCTAGCGATGTGGTTACTAAATACAGTAAGATGGCTGATTTGGTTGAACAACAGTTTTCCAAGACTAAAAAGGCTGGGATGGACGCACTATCCGACTTATCTGGAAGCTTTGGAAGTGCTGGCAATAGCTGGGTAACGCAAGTTGAAAAAGGTGTTGATAAGCGTGCTGATGGGCAAACAAGTAAGCTTGAAAAAGCTAAAAAAACGATGGAGAGTATCTTAAAGTCAGTTGACGGCGACTTTTCGAAGCTGTCAGCCACTCAGAAGACCAAGCTGAATGAGGCTGAAGCTTACATTGACTCGCAAGTCTCCGCGTTTGGTATGGCTTATAAGGACCAGCAAGCATTATATAAAGCCTACGTTCAACAACATGGCACTATCACGGATGGCATGTATAAGGCGGACGTCAAGTCAGCAGATTCGGCATATTCCAAGACTTATGGCAAGGCAAGTGATAGTTATAAGAAGAGTCTGTCTGAGCTGAGATCGTTAAGAAAAAATGACCAAATTAGCAAGGACCAATACGACCAAGCACTTGCCATGCTGGATGCTAAACGTAACAAGCAGCAAACTCAGGCCTCACTGGAATACATCAAAACTGAAAAAGCGGCCGGCGATGCGTATAACAACAATGGTCGTGAAAGCTTGCGTACTAAGCAAACGCTTGATGATGAATACACGAAAACGATTACCGATGAAAATGGAAAAAAGGAAAAGCTTTACTGGGACGATGTCAGTAACAGTGAAGAATCAGCAGCCAAATGGATTGCGGACCATAAGAAAGACAATCAGAAGTACATTGATGATCAAGTCAACGCACATGGGACCATTGAAAAGAATATAGCTAAGTTCCAGAAGTCTCAGGAAAAAGCCTATGAGGCAATGGGGATGTCTGACTCTACTGCTGCTGCACAAGCAAAGGTAGATGCCGATAATATGCTGGCAGAGACAACAAAAGCAGGTGCTAAATTGGCCGCAAGTGCTGAAAAAACGCATGATAATTATGTTAAGTCTTTGAATAAAGGCACTTTGGGAAGCCCAGCCAATGTTGCTAAGCAATGGGGACTTGATCTTTCTGATAGCGCTGCAAACATTTCTCTTGGTAAATACGGATATAAAACTGCACAACAGTTCTGGACTGATGTCAAATCTGGTAGCAAACAGGGTTATGAAGAAGCACAAGTATATTTCAATTCAATTCTAACCGGCTTCAAGGATGACGGCAAAAAGAATATCAGTGATTTAACCGATTCTGAACAGGAAGAACTTCAATCAGGTCTTTCAACGGGAATCTTATCTTTGAAAGATTTAGCTCCCGTTTTTGGAAATACAATTACTGGCCTTTTCCCGAAAGACTTGTCCAAGCTGAGCGGAAAAGAAATTGATACCCTTAAACAAGGGTTAGCCGATGGAGTCGTAACTATTTCTGATTTAAAACAGCAGTTCGGAGACAATATTACCGGTCTATTTCCTAAAGACCTATCAAAACTTGGAAAAACTGATATAGCAACCTTAAAAGAAGGGCTCAAGAGTGGTGATATTACTGATTCTCAGTTGAAAAGCCGGTATGGCAAACAATATGCTGCTATTTTTAAGCAGGATTTATCTAAGCTGGGTAAGAGCGATATTCAATCACTCAAATTAGGCTTGGATCTTGGAATTATTACCAAGAGTGGTTTAAAGACACGTTATGGTAAAGCAATTTCTAATATTTTTGATCATAACTTGAAAAAGATTGGGCAAAAAGATATTGATACTTTAGCAACAGGTATTGAATTGGGTATCCCTGGTGCTAAATCTGCATTGAATAAGCTAAAGTCGGCAGTAAAGAGTGGAGCTAAAATCAATATCACTGGCGAAGGGTCATGGACCATGGATACCCTTAACAAGGCTTATGCTGATAAAAAAATTTCAACTGAAAACTACTTGAAAGTATTAGCAGCGATGGTTAAGGGGAAGACTAATATTGATATTGGTGAAAGCGGCCGTAAGACCATGGATAGTTATAACGATGGTATCAACGGTGAGAAAAAGGTGCCTATTAATTCAGTTACAGGGACTGCTCAAACCATCAAAGATGTTATGACTTTGGGGCAAAAAGCTGTTGGTGCTGGTAACGATACAATGGAATCATTCAATCAAGGCCTAGTCGAGAAAGCCGCCGACCCCCTGAAGTCTGCTGGCGGAGTTGGAAAGGGTGTGGCTCATAACCTCGATCAAGGTGGAGCTAGCGTTAATGCATTGTCTAAAGCTGTTGGTGGCAAGAGTTCTTACACAGCAACTGAAAACAAGTTAAGTATAACGACAGGGATACCACATAAAACCGGTACTAATGGTAAAATCACAAGTCCTGAAACTGCAATAGTCGGTGATGGTTATAAGCCAGAATTGATTGATTACGGTAATGGATCATTAGGACTGTCACCGGCTGTTCCAACTGTGACCCACTTGCCTGTCGGTGCTCAAGTCTTTTCAGGTGAGGATACTGAAAAAGCGGCACCAGTCCTTAAAATGATGGGGTTGCCAATGTTTGCGACTGGTTCCGGTGGCAACATCGTTGATTGGATCAAGAATCTATTTGGTGATGCTATGAAGTTCATGGAGCACCCCATTAAGAACTGGGAAAAACTAATAGATTCAAGTTTTGATATGAACCTGTTTCCAGGTGGATCACAAAGTCATTTCGGACCAGATACAAAATCATGGGAAAAGAAACAAACCAATTGGCTAAAGAAACTAGCCATTGAAGGTGCTGGCAATCCGGGTGGTGCTGGCGTAACGCGGTGGATTCCGTACATCAAACGAGCCGCCGCTGCTATGCACGTATCGATGCCTGAAGATGGCGTTAAGAAAATCCTTAATACCATCAATCACGAGTCCGGTGGTAATCCAACAGTATTTCAACATGGTTATGTGGATGTCAATACTGGTGTTGACCCTGCCCAAGGGTTGCTTCAATTTATTGGACAAACATTCCGGTATTACGCGGTTAAAGGCCATGGAAACCGTGCTAATGGTTATGACCAATTATTGGCGTTATTTAATGATTCCAACTGGTACAACGATTTGATGTGGAATCGCGGCTGGGCGCCCAGTGGTCATCGTCGTTTTGACAAGGGCGGTGAGTCCTATGAAAAGCAATTAGCATGGGTATCTGAGCATAACCAACGTGAAATTCACATCCCGGATGATCAGTCGAATTACAGCAAGTATTTAACGGACCAAGCTGTCAAGATGTCATTTGGTCAGCAGGCCTTCGTTGCTACAAGTGCGGAGCAGGCCGCTGGATTAAAGAGTACCATCCCCTTAGATGTTCCTAACAACGGTGGGCCCGTCGCAGTCAGTGGTACAGTGGCGAACGGAACTGGTGAGGTATTAGGTATGGTCAAGTCATTAGTGGACGCAATTACTAGCAAGACAGTTAACATCACTGCCAAACTAGATAATGGCGTCCTTTTTAATGCCCAGTATCCGTTAATTAAGCTGGCTCTAGGCCAAGATGTTGTCATTGATCGAGCGAGAGGAGGCAAATAGATGGAGTTAGATATTCAAGTGATTCAACAGGATGGCAGTAATTACTGGCTATCTGATTTGGGTATTCAAGTAGAAAAGTTTTCACCACCCGCACCAACGTTCACTCGAACTTACACGCCAGTTGGTAAGTACAATGTAGCTTCATCTGAAACACACACGAGTGAACGCAAGATACCGCTAGTTTTTGACGTTAAAACAATTGACTCAGTTGACCAAGAACTAATGCGGTTGAAGCTGTTTGATTTATTTCGTGGTTACGAAGATTTTTATGTTGTTAGTAGCGTCATTCCATCGATTCGTTGGCCAGTCCATGCGGATGATGGTTTTAATGTAGACCCTTATGAAGCGTCACCTATTATGACGGAGGATATCACAGTTAACCTAGTTGTTACTGGTGGATTTGGTGAGACGATTAACACTACCGCTAACATGGAGAATAACATTCCATTAGGATTTGATATTCCGTTTGCATGTTTGCCGCCGTATCGTTTCACCAATCAAAGTGACGTCAAGGTGTTTGTTGGTGGCTCAATTCCGCTGCTGGCTGATGGCAAGACGGCCACATTAACCTTCCATGGAGATGTGGCTAGTCAATTATCGATTACTAACAAAACTACGGGACAAGTGTTTCAGTTAAATCAAGCGTTGAAGAAATCCCAGACTCTAATTTTATATGGCATGGTTCCAGTTGTAGATGGCGTGAATGTCTACAGCAAGGGGAATCATGCCTATTTAGATTACGTCAAAGGGATTAATGAATTACTGGTAGCGGGTGCAACGAATTATGATTTGGAGTTTGATACACGCTATTACGTTTAGGAGGTGTGACAGTGTTTTATTTACGTGATGTAACAGGTAACGAACTACCAGTTATCCCAATTTCAGCACAACTGACTGAAACGGTGAATCAAGTGGCGCAGTTGGAATTGACGTTCATTAACACGGGTGCGAATGCGTCTGCTGTAGGCATGTTGCAACCACGCACGCTTTTGCTAGATTCTGATAGTGGCGAAGCTTATCGTATTCAGACCATGAATGGGTCTAACATCGGTGGTAGTCGCAATGTTAAAGCAACGTTTCTAGGTTCTGTACACGATTTAAACGACCATTACGTTGAAAAGAGTATAAAGGGATCTCAGTCGCTCGATAGCTGCATGCAGCTAATTACTGAAGGCACTAGTTTTACTTATACAATTCATGATGATTTCAATCGTTATGATTTTTCTGAAGATTTTGGTACTGGCTTAGCGTTTGATTTATTCTTAAACACTTTGATGTCAGACTTCAATTTCGAATGGACTAGCACGGGCAAGCACATTGATATTTATAAACAAGTCGGTAAGCGTGATGCTTTCGTTTGGTTAGATGGATTGAATCTTAGCTCGTTGACCGATGAGAGTGATTACACGACGATTGCAACTCATATTAAAGGTACAGGTAAGTTAGACGACAAAGAAAAGCCATTGGCTACTGCTGAGTACACGAGTCCTAACGCAACAACGTGGGGTGTAATTGATGCAGAGCCAATTTCTGATGAGCGGTTTACAAACAGTGATTCATTGCTGGCATATTTGAAATCAAAATTACAAGATGTGCCGTTGATTCAGCGAACTGCGACATTGAATGATTTCAAGACTAACTCGGTACCTGGAATGATTAATAACAGTGAGGTTGGAAATTACGGCTATATTCGGGATCGTAATGGTGTGGATGTTGAAACTCGAATCAGTGAAACCGTGATTGATTTGGTTAATCCAGCAACGACTAGCGTAACCTTTGGCAATATGGCCAAAAGCTTTACACAAATCACCGCGGGATTGCAGACTGCACATAATGACTCTGGTAAAGAGATTGCACAATTAAAAGCCGGACTTGATGCTGTAGACGGCAATGATTTAATTACTGACGTGAACACACTTGACAAGCTTAATGCGTTGGGTGGTGTTGTGAATGGATAAAATGACGGTGCAACAGGCTATTAATATTCTTTCAATGCAGTTTCCGATTAGCTGGGAGAAGATTGCCAATAAACCAGAGTTAGTTACTAGTGATGATTTGGATCAACGACTAAGTTTAATTGGGCAGTTGACCTCACCAGATGGTACTGTATGGGTACCTAGCATTGATAATGATGGTAAAGTCATTTGGCAAAAAGAAAAAAAGGAGGAAGAAGATGGCAATACAACTAGTAACTGACCAGCTATCAAACGTACTAGATGATACTCTTAGAAGTCAGCTTGTTGGTAATTTTAAGGTAATTGAAAAGGCTTTGAATGATTTAGATGCTGCCCAGGCTAAACTGAATTCGAATCATGATAAGATTAATCAGGATCTAAAAAATATCAAAGATGACAATAAAACTAGAGATGCGAATGTTCAAGCTATCGTCAATATTTTGGCTAAGTATGATGTACCAATTGAAATTGCGGACGGCAAAGTAGTAGAGATTGAGGAAGGTGATTAAATGATTAGTACGATTACATTAGATACGTACAAGCAACAAATTGGTTCAGGTGATGCGTTTAATCTGAGTGATAGCTTCAATGGTCGGGTAGGAGACGAACAGGTTCCACTGGTTGTTCAATTTAAAGAACAAGGGCTAGCACAACAGTTTCAAGATGGGTTAGTGCCATTCTTGACCGGTTTTGTTGGTAGTCTGGATGAGAATAACCAAGTTACTGCTGAGACCGGTGAGGCCGTCAGCTATGTTGGGACTAGCGATGATATTGTTGGCCTAGGCCGCGTAAAGATGAATCTTCCTGGAACCATGTTTCCTCAGGAAGGCTTCTTCTATGGCTTCTTGGGTTTGCAAAACGCTGATGGTAAACGTGTCACGACCTTTAATGTCTGGTTCCATGTCTACAACGGAAACCCTGATATGTTTGTTAATAAGGCCCCGTTTCGGACAGAATTGCAGAAATTACTAGATTCAGCTGAAACATTGATCAAGCAAACAAATGATCAGATTAGTACGCAATTAAAGGCACTATCAGATCAGGCTTCGGATTCATTTAGCAAATGGAATACAGACTATGCCACTATTCAACAAACTGTCACCGCATTAACTAGTCAGTTAACGGATTTAGCACAGAAAATTAAAGATGGAAACGTTGTCACTCATGCGGACTTTGCAACTGCTCAAGCAACTATTAATGAGTTAACTACTGGCTGGAATCAGTTTAAGAACACTAATGTCGTAAGTGCTGGTATTGATAATACTGGTACCAAGGATGTTGCTGCTGATTTGCAAACATTAATTGATTCAGGGACGTACGGTCTGTACTTTCCTGCTGGTGTTTATACCATTAGCAAGCCGGTAGAGTTTCCTTACGATACAAATTATCCCTATACGGTCGAACTTAATGCGAATGCACATGTTGTGGCAACGGCTGGAATGGATGCGATGTTTAAACTCGGTGAAAAGCAGGCTACTCCTGATACCTTGCCGTATTTAAAGAATAACCATTATTCGGAACTTTACGGGATTAAGGGCGGTTACTTCCATGGTAATTTAAATGCGCAAACGGCCATCCAAACTGGGCTTAACACTAAGGGATTCAAAATCAGTGGCATGACCATGGACGGCTGTTTAACTAGTTATTTGCATCTACAACGTTCCAATGGATCATTCTCGCATGACGCAATTGTTTCCGATGTCCGGATTGGCTACGTGTCAGCTGACGAAGATGCTTCTAATAATGCCATTGGCATTCAGGCTGATGGTGGTGATTGGCAGCTAACTTCTTGCTATATTGCCAACTGTAAAACAGCCATTAAGAGTGCTGGACTAGTGACAGTTACTAATGTGCACGTCTTTAAGGGTTTTAATATTGATGCTAACACGGCATTTAAAGTTCCCGGTGGGATGATCGGGTCTGAGGTCTATATTGATAGTTATAATACAGGAATTTCAACACTGATGGATAACGGCCAATACGCTGGCAGTTTTATTTCATTATCAAACTTGTTTTATTTCGAATATACCAACAACGATATTAGCCAACCGGTTCATGTAATTGACACGGTTGATGACACAGCAATTACGATTAATGGTATTCGAACAGTATTTTCAACTAAACGTGGTAATGATGGATCACAAGTAATCTATTTGCGCCAAACTGATCAACAAACCGCTTTATCGTCAAGTTCTGACCGGTTGAACATTAGTGGTATTGACAACACGACAAATGATGATGTTGCTGGGACTAGCAATGCGATTGGTGATATGTTATATTCCGGCGCTAATCAAACACTTAACTCATTAAAAGTAACTGAAGGCATGACACTTACCAACAATACTGGCGTGATTATTGGTTGGATTCCTTATCCAGATGCTGATAATGGCTTTTATGCTCAAAATTTTGAGGTGTCAGAATCTAACAAGTATTTTGTTGCCGATTGCTCGCTGCGGGTGATTCGAAATAAGGATGCTGTTTTTGTCAACAATGATAAAAGTAACGGATATGTTTCGGTGCTTACGAGTCCAAATGAAAATATACAAATTGGTATTGGGCAGCAACAAACGGTAAACGGCAAAGATTTATTGCCAGTATATCTTTACTTCAATGGTAATTGGAATTATTTTTTGCCAGAATTAACCATTACCTTAACTGATACGTCTTCTCATGGAATGCTATTTCCACGTAATCCTGCCACAACACCAGTTCCGGTACCTAGTTTGTTAGCCAATACCACTAACAACTCCATCGGCATGAACTACTATACTGATGGGTCTAATTCGGCTAAGGGAATTATTGACAATACTGATTCATCAACCGATTTGAATAATTACAATTACAGTGGGATATACCGGTTACAAGGAGGCGTTTCTAAGTGGGTTAATGGTCCTAAGAGCTTAGATGGCACCGATACTTGGGGTTATCTGAAAGTGGTAACGTTGGATTTGGTAGTCTTCCAAGAACTGCACAACGGCGATAACACGATCTATGTGCGTAACAACTCTGGTAGTCCATCTTCATGGGGTACGTGGAAGAAATTAACTTTGACTGACGCTTAAAAATCAGTAAGGAGAATATACGATGGCTAAAACGTTAGAGTTTACAACTAAATCGCCTCGGCAAATAAAGCAAGGCGATACTGAGACAACGTTTACATTCATTTGCAAAAGTTCCGGGTCAGATGTCGACTTAACTCAGGCCACTAACATTACCGCCAAGATTGGCAATGCCAGCGGTTATTTAAGAAGTCAGCCTATTGCGGTTGCTAGTTTGGCTGGCCTAAAACCAGGCTGGATTAATTTTCAGCCTACACCGGCATTGATTGCAGACCTGCCGGATGGAGATTATCAATTAGAAATTTGGGTTACTGACCAGGCAGGAACAAGTATTTATCCTAGTGATAAACCACTCGATTTTACCATTACCAATAACATTGAGAGTGAATCGGGTGCGAGTATAACAACTATTGCTTTTGACGACTTTGTAGAAGCAATGAATAAAGCCGCAAGCACGATTGCTAAGGGTGACCCCGGCGAAGGACTTGATATTAAAGGACAAGTTACTTCAGTTTCTGCATTACCAACAACTGCAAATGAAGGTAATGGTTATTTAGTCAATGAAGAACTTTATGTTTATACTAGTGGAGTATGGAAAGATTGTGGTCCAATTCAGGGCCCTCAAGGTATCCAAGGGAAAACTGGTACAGGCATTTCTTCAACTACAATTCAATATCAAATTTCAAATAGTGCAACTACTGCTCCAACAGGAATTTGGTCAAACAATATCGTTGCTACAACGATTACAAATCCATATTTGTGGATGAAAGCTACTTTAAATTATACTGACGGCACAACAAAAGACTTTTACCTTGTTTCACAAAAGGGTGATAAAGGTGACAAGGGTGATACCGGGACTGTTGATAACGCTGGATTAATTAGTGCACCTGCATTCCAGAATTTGCAAACGCAAGTTAATAACAGTGCTGTAGGAACTAATTTAATTGCTCAATCAGACTTAAAAGGAGGGTATCTTAATCCAGATACTGGTGAAGTAACACCTAATGGTAATTACGATTTTTATGTAGAAAGCTATATACCTACCAACGGGTCAACAGTATTCACGTTAAGCTCACCAGATTATGTATTCAAAGGCAGTACTAGTGATAGTTTGGCAATGTATGATAGTAGTAAAAACTTTCTGGGCCGTCAAAGTATAACTTCAGCTACACAAACATTAAGTAAACCTAATGTTGCGTACATTAGATTATCTATTAATTTTGTGGTCGAAGGTGGCATTGCTGACCATTTATCTGATTGGCTAGATAATCATAGATACAAGCTTGAAAAGGGCAGTGTAGCCACTGACTGGTGTCTTAATCCAACAGAAATTTTGACGCAATCGGATTACGCAAAAATAAAAGCAGCTATTGTAGCGCTAGGGGGGCTTTGTCATGAGTTTTGATTTAAGCGAATTTTTAACAGAAGGATTAATTAGCAGTGTTAACAACGGGTTGATTCCATCGGACTTAGCAACTGTGTATGCTGGCAATTATCTAGTAAAATCACTGATTACCCAAGCTCAGGTTACTCAGGTATCCGATGCAATTACAGCCTACAATACCGCACAGGTAGCAGCGGATCAAGCACAGCGGCAAGAAGCGAATCGGACGTCTGCACCGGAAGACACATTAAAATAGGAGGCAGACAATTGAATAAGCACAATTTAAAGGCACTCATCTTAACGGTGGGCGCCATTTTTATGGCCTTTTTAATGGTCAATGTTACCAGTCAGGCTTCAACTAGTCGTGAACAGGGGGTTGATTGGTCTAAGTATAACGGTAATAGTGGGACATTCGGCTATAGCACCGATAAGTTTGTGCTATCACAGGCGGGTGGCTTCTATGGCGGTACTAATATCCCTCAGACCACATATAACAGCCAAGTTAAATCGGCTCAGCAGGCTGGTAAACGGGTGCACACCTATTTATGGGACGGTGTCGGTGGCAATATGACTAATGCCAAGGCGATGATGGCCTATTACTTACCACGGATTGGGACTCCCAAGGGTAGTATTGTCGCACTAGACTATGAGGACGGGGCTTCTAATAGCGTGACAGACAACACTAATGTCATTAAAGCTCAATTTAAGTTAATTAGAGCGTATGGCTATACCCCAATGCTCTATGGTGGCAAGGACTATTTAAACGCCCACGTTAACACTAGTGCCATTGTCAAAGCCTATGGTAGTTGCTTGTGGCTAGCTGAGTATCCGGACTATTTGGTTAGAACTAAGCCGGATTACAACTGGTTCCCGTCAATGGACGGCGTGGCTATCTTCCAGTTTACAAGCATGTATCGGATTACTAGCTATGTTAACGGTGTTCCACAAGGATTAGATGGCAATGTCGATTTAACAGGGATCACTAAATCGGGATATACAACTGATAGCAAGGCTAAAGCACAGGCCAATGTTAGGCAGGCTCATAAACAGGCAGCTAAGAAAGCCACCTTTAAGGTCGTTAAATATGACCAACGAGGGGTGTTTTATCCTAATCGGACTCTGGCCGTACGATACACGGATAGCGACAAAGTTAGTCAAGTGGCTACCTATCATAAGGGTGAAAGTGTGACTTACAATGCGGTCATTATTGAACACGACTATGTATGGGCACGTTACACCCGTTCAAACGGCCTATATGGCTTTATCAAGCTAGGTGTCACCAACGGACATGACTACGGGAAGCGAGTTACTGGTCAGCTGGTTAGTCATACGTATTACACAGTCAAGTCTGGCGACAGCTGGTGGTCAATCGCACAACGCAATGGCCTAAGCATGACTACGTTAGCTAGTCAGAACGGCAAGACGATTTACACCACTATCTATCCTGGCCAGCGATTGGTGGTGTGGTGATTGCATACACTATTAGGATTAGGATGGGATGAATGGGGATCGATTGCTGCAATTGTCACTAGTATTTGTGTATTAGCTAATTGGATTCTCAACAAGACGGTTCGTATTCCACTTAACGATTTAGGCAAGCGGCTTAGCCGGTTTACTGATGAAAGTTTAAAAGTACGACAGCAGAACTCCGAAACAATGAACGCAATTGAAAATCGGGTCATTAAGGTAGAAGGCCGGCTAGATGGTCATGACATTGAACTTAAACATCTATATGAAAAGGAAGTCAAGGAAAATGAAAAAAATTAGTTTTAAGAATGCCGATGGAAGCTTAAATGGTAAGTTAATTGCTGGGATTATTTCATTGCTGATCGTTTTGATTCAACAAATCTTTGCCATGTTTGGTATTAAGTTTACCGGCGACTGGTCAGCCATTGTCGCTGTTATCAACACTGTATTAACGATCCTCGGGATGCTGGGTGTTATTACTGACGTTCAAACAGTGACGGCACCAGCAGTTAAAAGTGACGAGGAAAGCCAGATTGAAGCGACCGCTAATCAGGCCGCTGACGAATTACAAGCACCCACGTCTACAGTCGCTGTAGTGAATAGTTCTGCAGCATCTGACACTGAAACGGCGTCAGAATCCGCCTCACAAGCGGCAAAATAGTGCTATAATATAATTATTTCACAAGCAAAAAATCACCCACGCTTTGGCGTGGGAAATTTTTTGTTTATTGTGGATTCAATCTTGATAATTTTAAATACGATTAAATTTTTGAGAGGGGATAACGGCTATTGACTGTCAAGCGGGATATTGTAGCAGACAACTTAAAAGCAATATTAATAATACTGGTCGTCTTAGGTCATGTTATGGGCTTTATGCGAGTAAGTAAATTAACGTATTTGATTAACTGTATTTATTCATTCCACATGCCAGCATTTGTTTTTATAAACGGATACTTATTGAGTAGTTTAAAGTTTAAAAAAATGAAAACTATAATTTTTCAATTTGCTATTCTACAAATAATATATATAGTCTTCTTCTATGAAATTGGGTATTATCATTCTATAAATATGGTAAGCTTATTAACTCCGGCATTTCATCTTTGGTATTTATTTGCTTATGTTGCGTGGGAACTAATCGTTGGGTTATTAAACCAGCTTCGACGACGAAATGGTTTTGCGTTTGTAATAGGTATATTTTTGTTTATGTTCCTAGCTTTTTACATTAGGTATATTAGCACTACAGTTAACAGTCAATTTTTAACGTATACTAGAATTTTTGTGTTTTTACCATTTTTCTTGTTAGGGTACTATTGTAAAGATTTTTTTAAAAAACAGTTTATTAATAAATATATTGCATCAATTGTTATGGTTGCACTTATGTGCAGTGTTATCGTGTTAACTTATGCGATGAGAATTAAGATGACAGAAATATTCTGGGGGTTTCCGCACATGCATGACCTGAATATGAATTTTCCGACTTTTACCTTCTTGCAAATTTATCAATATTTTGTTGCATTTATGATGGTTTTCTTATTAATGCAGGTTATTTCTAAGAAAACACATAAGTATACACAACTTACTAATGAGGTAACTTTTATATATTTATTTCATCCATTTTTTGCGGCATTATTGATCCAATTTAATTTCAATCAATACGCCTTAAAAATTAACCTTCTATTATCGGTGCTTTTCACAGCTCTAATTGTTGCAATTTTATTGTTTGGAAAAAAATCTTGTATCAAGATAATCAGTTCGCTAAGCTGATAGTGAAATCTTGACAGCTACTTATAGTCAGGTATAGCAATACACAAGCGGGTACCGAAGCGATGTTAGAATCCGCTTCACAAGCAAACAAAAAGTAGTATAATAAATTATTTAATTTGCTAATTTCCTGCGTTTAGACGTAGGAAATTTTTTACATAAAAAACCGCCTGCTGTAAGGGCAGACAGCTAATACATAAGAAAAAGCATCTTAGCAAAAAACGAAGCAAACAGATGCAATGTTAACACTTTGCCCTTTAGAAAAAAATGTAAAGTCATTTATAAAATCCCGCACTAGCCTTAATTGGCTGGTGTGGGACTTTTTTGTGTTTAAGATAATAAGTTGGTATATAATAGTGGAAAAAGTAAAACATCAAAAAAGGGCCAATATTAAATTAATTTGTGCTCTTCCACGATTTGTAAATAAAATATCTCTCTTTTTCAGAAACAGCTTATAAATGGCATTTATAGCGTGCTACCCTTAATGGTACAACTACCGTGCGGGTGATAAGTCGACGTCGGTAGATAAAAAGAGAAGCGTCATAATGCTGGTATATCAGCATTATGACGCTTCTCTTTTGCTAATTGGTATCAAATTAAAACCCCAATTTTGCGTTTTGGCTGTTGTGATCACAACAGCACTGTTAAGCGCTCATAAAAAAGGGTTTTGGGATCGTGTCACAAGTAAGGGTCCTATGAATTAA